CGTTTATTGTTCATACGCTATCGGATTAATGTAATTCAATGAAATCCCCCCCCCTGATTTGCTCTGAATCGTTCCTGATAATTCAGAGTTAGCCGTCATATTCCGGCAATCCACGCTACTCAAAACCAAACTGCCTGGTTGTCCGTTATCCTGTCCAGTCTGTTCACTGAATTGTTTAGTCAAAAAAGGGTGCGTGTTCTCAACGCTTTCCGAATCTATGATGAGGTTGTAATGCTCATCCCCGGCTGGCCCCCCCGTTGCTTTGGCAGTTAATGCTTCCATCAGTATTTCCGGCAGCACTTTGCCCCTTCTCTCGGCGCGGCGTAAAATCCCGGCACAAGCTTTCGCGCTCAAACAATACCGCAAAAGGTGGTCGCCAGTCTTTTCCAGAATATCCGATAACAAAGACACGTCTGCGCCGCTGTGGCACTCCGAAATGCCGTGAATCAAATATGCGCCATGCGATGCTGTAATCATCTGCTGTTCTTGCCTCAATAACGCCGCCCCTGCTGAATTTCTGGCTTTTGATGTCGTGGCCGCTCCATCCGCTAAGAAGGCAGGCGAAGTCGTTTCCGTTTCCTGAAGTAAGCACGCCCGGTACGTTTTCCCATACGAACCACCTGGGGCGTTTGTCTTTAAGAATCCGGATATACTCAAGGGCGAGGTTAGAACGTCCATCAGCCAGGCCCGCTCTGAGTCCGGCGATGCTGAATGCCTGGCAGGGGGTTCCACCGACGAGTAAGTCGAATTGCTCATTCTGATAAGTTTTAGTTTCTTTGATTTTGGTCATATCCCCCAGGTTCGGCACACCGGGATAGTGGTAAGCCAGCACTTTACTTGGGAAGTCCGGCCCTGTTTTCCAGGAACCTGTGTAATTAAATTCAGGGTCATATTGGCTGAACCAAACAGGTTCCCACCCAAGGCCGTCCCAGGCTGCGGTAGCAGCCTCAATACCGGAGCAAACAGAAGCGTATTTCATCGTATACTTTTTATTTCATCAAACTGAACAACCGCGTAACCTTCCGGAAAGCGCATACCACACTCTTTAAGCCAGCTTTTGAGCATTGATCTGTTGGGGAAGTTTCTTTTAAGCACTACTACCGGCCCGTTATATACTTTCAGCATACCACTCTGGTAAATAGTCCGGCATTTTTCACTGCAATAGTTTTTAACCCCCACCTCACTTGGCGCACGGTGAAACATTTCCCCGCAGGCACTACAAGCCACCTTATTACCGAGCGTATTATTCACGATCGAGCATTGCGAAAAGTTCTTCCACCTTTACCCAATCCACATATGGCTTCGCGTGATCGCCCCATATCAGAGGGCAGCCTATGGCCCTCCGGTCAATTATCAGATCGGCGTGTATGTTACAAAGTATACGTTCGCTCAGTCCTTTCTTGGGCAGCATTACCAACCCTTCCAGTTTGATGCCGTTGGTCTTGAACCATTTCACGGCATCGGCCAGCGCCCGGTTGTTCCGGGGCGTATTGAGTATTATTTTATGCCCGCGCTTTTGCAGGGTTCGCAGGGCCTCGGCAGCGCCCACTTCCTTACCCACCTTCGGGTAATCATCGGTAACACATGTACCGTCAAATCCAACTGAGATAGTCATATTGATAGAGTTTATAAGTTTATCTGTAAATGCGTTTAAGCGAAGAAAGACGTTTGATTTTTATAAAATAATTCTCCCATGCTAATGGGCTTTTAGCGTTCATCGGGTTTGTTTCATCATTATAGAGCCAAACCATTATAATCTCTCCTTTATCATTGCGCTGAACTCCACTATCACCAGAAGAACTATTATGTGCAATACTTAAAAGGAATGCGTCTGTTAATCCTGCGTATTTAGTATAAATAGGAAGATCAACGAAGAAATCAGGCCCTTTTTCTTTATCAAACGCATTTCTTGTATTAAAGCCCAATGGTAAATACTCCCTATTAAACGCCCGCCACACCCCTGTGGTGCTTTTTCTAATCCCATAAGGAAGATTTATTCTGAAAAAATCTGTTAGCATATTTATAATTTTTATTTTCTGTAATAATCCCCTACAAACCCTTCCGCTCCCAGCGGCAGCCCCTTCGCCCAGCTTATCGGCGCTGCTATAAGAGCATTCAATTCTTCCAGTGTGGCCGGGTCGTCTTCATCACATTCACACACTATTTCATCATGCACATCCATAACTATCGCAAAGTCCTGCCCATCCGCCCTGGTCATGGCCACCGCCAGGCAATCCCTTGCCACAGCCTGCACTATATTTTCCACCAGCTTGCCGCCATAAGTGTCAAGGGTCGTCCATTGTTTAGTGGTCTGGTTCATTCCCTCATACCGCAGGCTCTTGTTCTCGAATGGCTCACTGTTTATATTCACTATACCAAGAAACTCGTCTTCCTCACAGGGCATATTCGATAAGGTTTCCGCTTCCTTAAGCGGCAGCATAGTTTTCTGGCCCTTCTTATACCTGTTTATATCTTCGTTGAATTGCACAAACACAACCCATGTTTTTTTAATCGTTGGTTTCAGGTAGGCCAGTTCCCTGCCACTCGGCAACTTTATGAACAATACTCCGCGCCTTACCTGGAAAGTTATACTATACGCGATTATCACAATTCTTCCTGGTTCTTCCACGGCCTTTATAGCAGCCTCATTCACTATCTTCCAATACCTCACTATTTCCTGGTTCTCTATCCGCCAGGCATGTACCAATGCCGGTAGTTCTTCTTCTGTAAGGCCCTGCTTCAAAGCGCCCATGGTAATCAGCGCATTTGCGCCCCCCTGGTAGCCCAGGGCCAGTTCTGCCACTTTACCCTTCTGCCTGAGCGGATTGTCCTTATCAATACTTTCAATCGGCACACTGAACATTTTGGCCGCACTGGCTTCATATATTTTCCCATGCGTGGCAAATACTTCCAGCCGCCACCGCTCACCGGCCAGCCATGCCAATACCCTGGCTTCAATTGCACTGAAGTCAGATACCTTGAAATGTTTCCCCTTACCACTCACGAACGCAGTTCTGATCAACTGGCTCAAAGTATCCGGCACATTCCCGAAAAGCATTTCCAGCCCTTCGCCGTCCCCCCGGGCCACAAGCTGCCGGGCCAGGTCAAGGTCTTTCAGATAATTACGAGGCAGGTTATGCACCTGCACCCCACGGCCTGCCCATCGTCCCGTCCGGCCAGCACCATAAAATTGCAGCAACCCTCTTACCCGGCCATCGGCGCATAGGTATTCCAGCATAGCCGCATATTTCTTGATACTGGTTTTGCTGAGTTCCTGTCGTATGGTCAGCACTCTTTTAATTACATCTTCTTTTATATAATTGGCCGCAGCTTCCCGCAGCACGGGTATATCTTCTTTGCGCAGCTTCGCGATCAGTTCCATGGGCATTTCCAGGGCCAGCCATTTTTTAAGCTGATCTGCGCTGTTGGGATTGGTGATGCCGGTCAGGCTTATCGCCTCAGTAATCAACCGCTCCCGGTGGGCCTTATCTATTTTTATGGCGTTGTGTATAAACTGCTGATCTATCTCTATGCCGGTATCGTTTATTTTCTGGTCAAGATTCCAGAGTTCTTTCTCATCCGCTGGTATGCTATAAAAGGCAAGCTTATCCCCGATGGCATCTTCCACTACTACGTCCTGGCCGCAATAGCTTTTAAATTTCTCCCATCGCTCAGGGTCATGCTCCGGCAGGTTCCTGGTTCTGAAACCATTGGCATGGCAGGGCTTGCAAGGCATACAGAAATATTTAATCAGGGCTTTCCCTTCCAGGTCTTTGCGCTGTTCCAGTTTCAGCACGTTAGCGCAGTTCCCCAGCGCCATAGGCAGGCCGAGCATAGCCGCCTTAACCATTGTGCAATACCAGGGTTCTGGTGACAGGCTGGGTAGCCCGAAATAAACCGCTAGGCAAGTACGTTCAAAGGCAGCATTCCACGCTCTCAGAATGGCCTTTCCTTCTATTATGGCCTCAGCCACATCTTCAGGTATTTCCTCTCCCTGGGCCAGATCAACAATTTGCACAGTTTCACCCTCCCACTTATAGGCCAGAAGTATCACATCGAAATTCGGCGATTCCACATAAGGATAAATCCCGCATTTGTTCAGGTCTACGTCTGAGAAAGTTTCTATATCTATCGAAAGGGCTTTCATTGTTTCAAAGCCTTTTTCAGATTGGCAATTTTGCGATTCAGATACCATTGCGCTTTTTCCAAATCCTGCAATTCTGTGGCCTTGTCTTTACGGCCAGCCCTGAGAATATATTTTACAGTGTTACCAAGATGATAACCGAGTTCTTTCGCTTCTATTACGTCTATCACTTCAATGCCTCCTGCTTTATAATGTGGTGGATGGTTCACCAGATCAATTACCGGTATTTGTTGAAAGCCAATAAATACATTTTCATCGGGCCCAGGGCCGTAAATTGTTTCCATTTTGAAAAGGGTTTAAGGAGGTGACCTCATTTCTGAGGCCACCTATAGGAGGGTTAGTAAGTAAGAGCATTAAGCCAGAAGGTCTTCCTCAGCCTCAATGTCAGCGAAATCCTGTTCAGCAGATGCCCTGCCGCTCAGTGCGTCACCGTCTTTGGTCTTCATTAAATTGTTCAGGCCACAGGCGATACCTCTGTTACCGTTTACATCGAAATAGTAAAGATTTATAGATGCATTACCAAAACACCCGCTGTAAAACTTGTCCTGGTCAATGATGGGCTCTTTCACCCTATTCACAATACCCGGCTTTGTCTTGCTGCTTGCGTTAATAAAATATGCGTCTGCATAAGCCTCGTCGTCCGGGCGTTCGGCATCACCGTCGCGGAGGGGCTTTTTGAAGTTGGCGGGCAGCTTGCCTTTGTTCTTTGCCTTTACTTCATCTTCCACAAATTTGATGGCGGCATTCAAAGCGGCTATACCCTCGGTATCGCTTTTCTGGATGATCAGGGAAACGCTGTATTTCGCTTCGCTGCTGTTGCCTATCGCTTTGGGCTCAAACACATGTGCGTAACTGAATCGCACGTTTTTCAGGATTACTTTACTCGGAGATGCTGTAGTTGCGGTACTCATTTTGATCGGATTTACTGGTTAAAAAATGATATTCGTTTACTGGTTATTCGCCTGCATTTTCTGTCGGGGCTTCGTCTGTAACTTCTGCCGGAACTTCTGCCGCCGCTGTTGTTTCTTCTGCCGGAACTTCTGCGGGTATTTCTACTTTTGCCGGAACTTCTATTACTTCTGGTGCAATAGTCAGCATATAATTCCCACCAATCTGAAACATATCTGCTGCCGCCTGGTTAATCGTTCTCAGAACCAGATTTGTGCCCCCGCTTAACTTATAATAAATAGAAGTAGCTTCATAAGGCACCGCCAGTTCTATTTCTGTTTCTTTCGGGTTACCAGAATAACCATACTGGAAGCCCTCTTTCTTCGAGGCGCATTGAACTTTTACTTGTGTTTCCATTTTCGCTTAGTCGGTTAACGTGAACACCGAAACGTTTAGAGTTTATAAATCTTTAAAATCATCTGCTGCATTGGCGGCGCTGTTATATTCTGGCCGCTTGTCTGTGTATGGTACCAGAGTAGGTGTTCCCGGAGGCTTCACCACAAAAGGCCCTACCCATTCCTTGAACATTTCCTTACCGGTCAATTTTTCCAGTTCGGTGATACCAACAAGAGCACGGGGTTTGAATACCTGGTTATTATTATAGCCTTTATCAAGAAGTATTTGAGTAACAGCAGGCTCGTTGGTTATTTTCCGCACACTTCTACCCGCAACTAATTTAAAACCAGGGAAATGCTCACCTTTATTTACAGCAACACTTAAAGCGTGTGCCTCTACAGCGGTAAGCCATTTGGTGAATTCATCTGATCGTTTAAGTATCTCTGCTATCTCATTGTTACTCAATAGATCAACGTCTTTGAAATCATGTTTCGCCATTTCCATGTTGTAATCCGCATTGGCCCGGCAGGTGCCGCGTATTTTGCAGAACCGGCAATGACTTCCTGCTTTGAATTCACCTTCACCATTCCAGGCCAGAAGCGCAGCAGGGCGCAGCACTTCTTCGGCCCAGGCTTTAAGTTCTTCTACGGTTATTGTATAGGTGGTAATACTATCAAGGCGGGGCTGGTAAATAGTTAGGCGCACCTCATTAATCTCATACAGCAAGTCGAATAAAATTAATGAGCCGAGAGCATAAAGCATCATTTGGCTATTCTTCTCTGCGTAGACAGGTACGCCTTTACCATACTTAAAATCTATAATTTCAAGCACCTTATCGGCCACAATATCCACATCCACTGTACCAAAACTTTCCGGAACGTAATAACTCAGGTCAAGTGTTTCTTCCAGGTATAGCCTTGCATCAGGTGTGCGCTCCTGAGCCTCTGAGAATCTTTCCATTACGTAAGTCGCAAACTGGTCGGCGTGTTCCATCATTGCCGCGTCATAAAGATCATTGGCCTTGATTTCTTCCATCGCCTTATCAAATTCTGCGCCGGTGATGGTGCCCTTACCGCGTAGCAGAAGTGTTTCCACCAGCAGGTGCGCCAGTGTCCCTTCGTCAGCAGCTTCGCTGCTTGTCCGTGCATACTTTTCTTCGAGCCGCGCACTAGGCGGGCAGGCTATCCACCGGGAGGCCCCTGATGGCGATAGCAAAGCATGAGCGCCCATTATTTAATCAGATTAATCTTTTCGAGAAAAGCAGCGTAGTCTTCTTTCTTTACTCCCGATACAGTCTTAGCGCCAAAGATCGCAAGGGCCTCGGCTACTTCTTTTTGTTTACCGGCTTTGATAAGCGGGTCAGTCTTTGCCCTCACTTCTTCCACAAGAATTGGTTTCTCTGTAGATTCAGCTTTCTTTTCTTCTTGCGCTGGCGCAAGGTCAGGAATTGGGTCTGCTTGTGGCTGAGGGTCTGCTTTTGGTTTCCTTGGCTGGCGTTCAGTCGCCTGCTTTGCCGCATGGGTTTCAGCCGGAGCCGGGTCAGGAAGCGTAGCAATGATCTGCTTAGGTGTGGGGAATTCAGTAAGTGCATCGGCTATGGAGCGGAGCGTTCTTGCTGTAATAATAGGGTTGTCCGTGGACGTGTCCAGGAATAGATCAATTCTCATTTTTGATAGGATTTAAAAGATATAAACAAAAAAAAACTTAGTCGAAACTTGTCGACGAATCCGAACTGCTATCGGAACTAAAGTCGCTAGAATCCGAACTCGAATCCGGCGTATCCCAATCACCTCCTGCCCCTCCGCCATCTGTAGTACCACCCCCAAAACCGCTGAAACCTATACTATCATCTACCCGGTCGGCATTCACCATATCAGCTATGAGTATGCCTGCTGTTATCGGGTCAAGATCATCGTCATAACCATTATCGCTCATCTGCCTGAAAGCATAGGGCTTGCGGCTTTGCATCGTGTGCAAATGGTCAGCGTGTTCCTGGTCAGCCACATGCACCACTCCCCGGCCATGGTCGGGATGGCTGACCACAATTTTCTTACCGATCTTTTCTCGGAACCATTGTAACGTATTCATTATCATATGCCCGGTTTACCATACCGGAAGGTTTAAAGAAGTGACAATTTGGAGGGTAAAAACGCCCCGCCCGCAGGCGGGGGCGTGTGTTTTCAGAAAAGAAACCTGATAGGGGTTTGTAGGGGCTGCTTTGTATTAAGCGATTTTGAAAGAATATATAGAGAAGTAATAGAAAAATGCAAAAAACACCAATCGAAATAGCCAGTAAAAGGGTATCATATCTCGGGTAGTTCCAGCTTTTAGCGAGGCTTTCCATCAATGACGGGGACGGCTTAGAGAAAAATCGTTTGATTTTTTTGCTTGGCAACATATAACGGAATTGATAGATCAGGAAAAACGTTCATGAATTATGCGTTGTGCGCGTTGACGGGCTGCGAGAATTTTCGCGTCAGGCTTTTTTTCGGGTTTCTTTTGCGCTTCGATCTGTTTGCGGAAAAAACGGGCCAGCGCCAGAGCGTTAGCCTCCTGTGTTTCGAGTTCTGATAGTAGCTTAGACATGATAGGTTTATTGAGACGTTTATTCGGATAGAACTGCTTTGATCTTGTTTATGTTTTCCGGCGAACCTCTGCCGGTACTCAGGATATTGGTAAGTGTTTGTCGGCTTATCCCCAAATGCAAACCTGCTTCCGTCTTCGTGAGATGCCCACGTACAAACGTTCGTAATCGTCGCTTTAACGAGTTATTAATTTTAGAACTTTTGAATTTCGGAGGGTTTAATATAACTTGCGCCATGTTTGCGGGTTGTTTGCGTTTTGCTTGCGCGTTGCTTACGTTTTGTTAGCATAACGTTTGCAGCGGGGGAACAAAGATTGTTCAAAAATTCAGAACTTTTAAACACATTTTTCGCTTTTATAGTTTCTTTAACTTATCTACAATATGTCTGATACAACAGTGCTTGCCACCATCTTTTCCAAACTCAAAGAGGAAGAAGCTTTAATCGGCAAAGGGAAAGAAATTCCTGCCGAACTTGAAAACATGCCCATCAAAACGCAGTCCGATTTCGCCCTCGCCCTCGACATCAGCAGAGGGTATATGAGTATGCTGCTTAAATCGGCAGAGGCGTTACCTGCCAAAGTCAGAGATACCATACATGAAAAATATGGTTTCAATCTTGTTTGGCTTTTGTCAAACGGGCATGAAGGGGATATGCGTAGCCGGGGTTCCGGCGCATCAGCGCATAGCCAGAAAGATATACCTTTCATAGGAAAAGAATATACCCCTGAACAAACCATCACCGCTCTTTGTAAGGCGCTAAAAGCTGCTGCCGCAAGAGAAGAAAAACTGCTTGCCGAACTGGCGAAGTCAACCGATATGAATACTGATTTAATGACATTGCTCAAACAAAGAAAATGAAGATTGCCTGAAAAGGCAGAAGGATAAACTAAACAAAAAATATACAGCAATGGGCTTTGCCAAAATCTTTGAATTACCCGAAGGAGATCAGTTATTAATCACAAAGGAAAACGACCCTGACAGGAATGTAAAATGGGCTCAGTTATGGTTCCGTTTCCGGCGGGAAAAAGAGGGTGTGATTATACCCATGCACCTGGCCTTTGACGACCCCTTAGTGCGCGATCATGTTTTTGATAATCTGAGCCTTGAAGAAGCACTGGAATTCTACAAGAATTTACCTACTAAAAAACACTGAAAAACCAACTTTTTAAAGCCTCGATCAGATATTTTTCCAGACCTTGAAAAAGTAAAAACCTTGCCCGATAAACGATACAGCCGCACATTCTGATACGAAAAAGAGTATTAAAAAACGTACCAAACCCACCAAAATCGCCATCTTATTAAATAATAAATAATAAATAAAAATTCCCTGAACCCCGCTACAGTAAAGGCTTTCAGGTCAATTTGAAAAAATAAAACTGATACAACAACAGGGTACATTTGCCTATTACTCTAAAATAAATATACGCCTGAAAGGTACAACCAGTGCGGTTCTTACATATCTTTGTTTCGTTCTCACTTAAAAAACGTACCAAAAAACGTAACAAGATTATGGCAAATCAAATCTCCCTCCCCAACAAATGCCGGGCTACACAGCCGGTAGTATTCCCCTCAGACTGGCGCGATTCAAAGCGCAAACCTCATGAATTGCTGGCTTTGGAATGGCGCATTTCTTACCGCTTTTATGACGATAACAGAGGTGAAAGTAAACAGGTTCATTTTCGTAAACTGAACATCGTTCAGACCCTCAAAGAAAGGCGCGAAATGGTAGAGTTAATTTACCCTTCTCTCGTCAAAGATTTAGAAGCCGGTTTTAACCCCTTCGATGGTAAAAAGAAAGCTGCAAAGGAGGTTAAGAAAACACCTTCACCTACCCATCAGACAATAGGCCCGCGCATGGGTTTTATGGCTGCAATAAAGTATGCTTTTGGCCGCGAAACAGATAGTCGCGGAGGTGTAGGTAATGAAGACCCTTCACACAAATTTTTCGTGCCTGTTCTCGAAAGGATAGCCATTAAACTCGGCATGGCTGACGCACCCATTTGCGACATCGGAAGAAAGGAAATAAAACAATTACTTGAACTGTGCGCCGTTAAGCGGGAGGGTGATTATTCAAACACCAAGTTCAATAAGTTCCGTGCCATGCTAATGAAGTATTATAGTGAACTCATCGAGTTTGAAATATGCGAAGCCAATTTCCCGCAAAGCATTAAAAAGAAGAAAGCTGATTTGAAGAAAATACGTCAGGTTATAACCGATGAGGAAGTTAGCGCAGTGCTTGCTTATCTCGAAAAAAGAAGGCCCGCTTTTGGTTTATACATGCATTGCTTTTACCACAGCGGGGCACGTACAGCCGAAATGCTGACCCTGAAAAAAACCATGGTCGATCTTACTAACCAGCGTATCAAATTCCTCATTAAGAAAGGCCGCAGATACACAGAGGTCTTCCGCCCTATACCCGATATAGCAGTGCCTTTTTGGGTCGAGGCCATGAAGAACGCAAAAGACGATGATTTTATTTTCGGCATCGGATTTGTACCAGGGCCTAAGATGATGAACCGGCATCTGGTAACCCATTGGTGGAATAACTGCATCAAGCACGGAGAAGACGAAAACGGCAAGTTGCTTTTCCCAGGCATAGCCGATTTTTATACTCTTAAGCACAAAAAGGTTTCCGATTTGCGCGATGAGTTAAGAGATAATGACCTGGTAAGTGTGCAATTTGCGGAGCGTACAGGTACGCTTTCTAAGCACTACGATCTTCGCGAAAGAATCGACCCGCGCCTCAAAACAGCAGGTAAGCCGTTGGGCGTTAAAACAAACCCCTAAATATAATTTTCCACCTCTGACCTCGGGAAGTCCAGAACTGCCCCGTAGGTCAGAGGCAGGAAAACAGGGTCATTTCTTAGCTGGCCGAGAATAATATTTTGCTCGTCTTCAAACCCCACAATCTCAAACCAGAGGTGTTCCGACCGGTCTTCTCCTTCTACCCCTACCTCAATCTGAACGTGTTTGCCCTTTTCAAGTATAGTGTAGGCGTTATTTTTCTGCCAGATAGCTTTCCTCGCCTCTGCGCATTCAGCGCAAATACAGCCGGTATTTTCTTTAGTGTTTTTCATTTTCAAACCTGTGTAAACTATCCATTAATACGCTGATGTTATCATAACAGGGCCACAACTTATTCGCCTTGATGCATTCTAGCTCTTTCCCAATGATTTTATTTTGAAGAAGACTTTGCTCCATCAAAGTGATCTGTTTCGTTTGGAGATCGTAAAATCTGGTATGCAGTTCAGTATATCTGGCCTCAAACTCATCAAGACTTCTGCTGTATGTTCTAAGGTCATAGAAACTTTTTAAGCCCATAAGAAGGACAAGGAAAGGGCTAATCATCAAATAGCTAAGTTTAATTTTCATATCAATTCTGGTTTGGTACTTTTCTGAATAATGTGGTGAATCGCCCTTCTAATGTGCCATCATCAGGTATTATACTATTATCCTGTATCACTCTAATGTCCTTAATCGCTTCTCCATCATTGTTGTAAGTGCTTCCGGCTTTTCTTAAATAAACATGCTTTACCGTGAACTCAGTTTCATAACTGATCATTATGCATTCTACCTTCTTGGTCGTCTTTTTCATCTGTTCATACTCGGCATGGGTTAGCTTTTTACCGTGTTCCATAGGCGTACCTTTCTTATCCACACCCCATAACCAGGCTTCCGTAACAAAGGCAGTGCAAATTATTTTCCTGCCAGCCGCATAGATAAACTTAACCAGATTGGGCACTACATAATCACAGAAATGATTTTTGGTAGCATCATTCTTCATTACTTCCTTGGGTATAGGGATTTCCATGGTTCGGGGCAAGCCGTCCCAATAAAGTATAGAGAGGAATGGAGTTAAGCCCTGATATTTTACAGCGCGTTTCTTAGCAGTTTCAAGTATCCTGTATTTAAAAACATCTATCTGAGGTTGAAATTCATGTTCTATCATCGTATTTTCTTTTTAATTTCTTCGGGTAATTTGCTGATCACAGCATCACGTAACTCGTTGAACATCGGACTGCTACAGCCGGAACCGAAAGCGGGATGATACATCCAGAAAGGGTCTATCTCCTTTATGTGATCGTAGGTGCCGCACCCGCGTTGCCCGATCTCATTAGCAGGCAGCAAGTGAGCGCAGGCGCTATGGTCTTCATTCCAGTGCCCGTGCCCGCAGGGCGTTTTAATACAGCAGAAGCCGCTTCCTACACAGGGCCGGATATAAATACCATCAAGTTCCCGGTATTCTGTCACAATATCACTAATGGTAATGCTCATTTGATTTTGTATAGCATTTTTATTGATAAAGACATAGCGAAAACCTGAAAAGCTATAGCCCAATATATTAAAGCCCATATCGCTACAAAAAGGGTAAAAACGTTCAGGATTAAAGCTACGTACCCTAGTGTTCTGGTTGGTATCATAAGATCAATTTTTATTACCTGCTTTTACCACCAAAACAGCCTGAACAAACACATCAAGTTTTCTCCTTGCGCTTTTCGGCAAACTTCTTAATTCTTCTCTGCTCGGTATCACGTAAGAACTTTTGTTACCTTCTTTTATTAATCTCAATCGTCCGGCGCATTTAATGCATACGCAATAGTTAATAGCCTCCTTACCATCCCCTGGTTCTTTACCTTCAAAGCAAGTTACATTGTCGGCCAGATGATAGCAGATAGGGCAAATCAGTCCAGGAAAAACCACAGTTTTATCTTTCTTCATTTTTCAAAAATATAAATCACATTATTTTCTTTGTGTGGGTTTCTACTCAGTAACCATGGGGCATAAATTTTCTCCCGTAGATGGGTTTTCAAAAGTGGTTTTTCCAAATGTAACGGTTCGTTCCCGACATGGATATATTTCTTCACTCCGTTCTTGAAAAATAAAGCTTCTTCCATTCCGGCAATGTCTGAGATATTTAACCCCCCAGGCTTTTTGTTGGTTATCCAGCATCCTATTACCGTATGCGGCTTGTATAGTTTAATAGCCCTGAGCCCGTCATTCTGCCGCACATCGGGGCCATATTTCACAATAGGCTGCCCAATATTTCCATAATATTGCTTCATACTTTCCTGCTCTTGCAAATGGCTGTCCACCATATTTATATTAAGCGCCCGGCCTATACACCCGTTACCGGCCCCCACTTCAAGAGCGGGCTTACCGTCTATTTCTTTCTTTAAGAATTGAATCAGTTCAACCGTAGGTATCTGGTATACCCCGTTTTCATGGCAGAACTGGCAGAGCATTTCTGTCGGAAACTGATTAAGAATATCAAAATGAACAGGTGTGATTAATCCTTTTTCTGTGATGAGTAACTCATTCAATTCAGAAATATCTTGCGTTTCTAAGTAATACCCTTGCATGAATACAAAAGTATTTGTAAATTTGGAACAAACAAACTTTTCATGGAAAAATCAAAATTCGTCCTTCGCTGTGCCAGTATGCTTCTTCAATTTCTTTCTATCGCATTGTTTATGACGGGAAATGCTGCTTTACAAAAGGATGCTATGTTTTTAATTCTTGTAGCAATTGCGAACTACGCATGGCTTAATCAAATAAACAAATAAACATGTCAAGATACATAATGCGAGAAGTTTCCGGAAGGTATATGATAGCTTACGGCTTTGATGCCGGTGTTCCCGGCATGGGTTATTTTTTCCAGGTCTACGACACACAAGCGGGAGGCGATCAGGATGAAGGTTTAATCGTAAATGAGGGCTTTTTTGATGGCCTTCGGTGGGATGATATGTTTACGCTTATGGCAGGCATCAGGGTTTTCTATGGCGTTCAATACACCGAAAAATTCATCGAGCATTTGAAATTAATCATGGATAAATAACCAATATAAACATGGAAAAACGAGCAATAATTTGCCCCGAGTTTCGGCTACCCAAATAAGAAGAAGAACTTATAAAAGCTAAGTTCAAATATAAAATCGTCAGCAAGCACAACACAGTTTGTGCCATAAGTGTAGACATGGAAGGTCACAGGGACGAGGAATTATACGCTGTTATGGAAACCATTCGGGCCTTTTATAATGATGAACGATTTCTTAAAATCATAAAGCCACTGGCCAATTGAGAAACTGGAAAGAAATACCAATCCCCGAAAATATGCGATACCTCGAAACCGACCCCATAAGGGGTATGCCGGTGCCTTACGTGGTTTTTAAAGATAAAAAAGGCGTAGTCCATTACAAAATAAATGATCATACCAAACAGGCGCTCTGCCATAAACATGGTTGGTGTGGCATCTGTGGCAGAGTTTTGAAAAATGATACCTGGTTACTCGGTGGCCCTGCCAGTGCATTCGACCCTCGCGGGGCTTTCGTTGACTCGCCCATGCACAAGACCTGCGCCTTATACGCGCTACAGGTATGTCCCTATCTTATATCATCTGATTTTGTTTTGAAGCCAATAGAAGAAATCGCTTCCAAAGTGAAAGACGAAGATATACGTGCTTATGTCGGATACAATCAATCCGATGCCCGGGTTCCCTTTTTTGCCTTTGTGAAGATCAGAGGCTATACAATAAACAGTTATGCACAACACCAATATATCAAACCGTATAAACCCTATCTCGAAACCGAATTCTGGCTTGATGGTCAGCAAATTTCAAAAGAAACAGCGCAGGCGCTAACTACTTACGCACTTTAATAATACATTTGTATTGCCTTTTACGTTTTAAGTGAGACTTTAACTGAGGCGATTCATTTACATTTTGTTTGGCAAAACGTTGTAATTGGAAACAGGAAAGCCCCCAGGAATGGGGGCTTTTTCATTGCCTTAACTTACCTATAAAAACACCTTTATGCTGTCGCAGCTGCTTGTTTGTTCAAATGAAACAATGATTCAAAAACCATTATCCAATGTTCAATACCGGTCAGCACTGGTGCCCCTTCATGTATGGCCGCTGTAAGCTGCGCACCCAGGCCACCAAGTAAACTGTTAACAGTAGCTATTACCCCCTGCACTGCCGGGCTGTTCAGGGCTGCTATAAATTCATTCAATACGGCCACTGTGGCAGCGCCTAGTTCGGTTGTTCCGGTCAGGGCCTCAATAGTTACCGCGCCCCCGCTCGAGAGGATATTTTTGATCTCGGTAGTTATGGCCACCGCTTTGCCTTGCGCAGCTATTTCACTCTGCGTGAAATGCTGTATATCAATCTGAAATCTCGATAAAAAACTCATTGTTTTTATTTTTAAGGGTTTATAAAACAGGTTATGCCGCCCCGTTATCTTTATCGGTAGCCGCTGCCGGGGTCTTGCTGTAGTGACTCCATAATACTCCTGCCAGGGCCATGATAACACCTATGGCCTGGGTAGAAACTTCGTTGCTGATCGTTCCTTTGGCAACAAGTGCCCCGGCTCCTATAGTAAGAAGATGGCGCAGATACCCGAAAAGAATAGCTTGTGTTTGCTGTGTCATTTGGTTTTAGATTTTTGGGTTATTAAATAATCTTGTTTTATCTCCAATTGGTTTATGGATTTTTCATGATCTTTCACTATCATTTCTATGCCCGATTTCCAGGTAGAAATATCTTCACGCCACTTGCTCCAATTACCTATATCAATACCGAGCAATACTATTGGTATCATTATCACAACTATTAAGGCCATCACAAGCCGGTTCTGCGTTTTGGCGTGTGGCTTCACGGCTATATCCACAATGGCTTGTACGTCTTCGATGCTCATTTTGTTTAATTTTTAATATAGTCCTATTGTATATCCTGATGCTGACAGAGTAGTACGTAAAGATGAGGTGCGGCTATCCCATGCGTTCTGCCCAAAATTGGCTGTCACCACAAACCCATCGCTGCTTACGTTGCTAATTCCAGGGTATAGGGTTCCTGATAAGCTTGAAAATGCTGGTGAAGAACCTACGATAGTTCCGTTTTGATAAACGTCAAAGGCGTGGCTTGAAAAATTAGCTGCAACACTTATAATATCTCCAACAGACCATGCCACCCCATAAGTAGTATAACCTCCATTATATAATTTATATGGAGTAGAAAATGCCGCCCCTACACCCCAGGATAATCCAGCATCTAACCCAAGAGCTGTATTAGCTGTATGAGAAGCATTAGCCAATCCAATCATTATCTGTTTCAGGCTTGTATACGTTGTTAGGTAAAACTCCCAATAATACTTACCAGTGGATTTGCCAATAGTGGCTATTGCGCATCTTGAGCCATATCCTGAATTAACTGTGTATATTAAATCTGTAGCATCCAAACCATCACCTACTCCGGCTATATATGATGGATTTAATTTCGCATAAGTTATAGGTGGCATTCCTGATATAGGCATAACAAAGCCCTTTCCCTGCCCGAAAACAAAGAAACTATGGAACAGGATTAGTAAAATAAAATAAGGCCTCATTGGAAAAATATATAGATTTTACTTTGTAAAAGTTGTGTGGCTATGAATTGATTGCTGGATTTAGCAGTGCTATTATATTCCCAGTCATCATATACTGAACCTGTGAATGATATTACCCCATTATATACCATTGAAGGATTATCTCCGTAGGTATATATTTCATAACTCAACGAGGCTCCTTGTTTATTATTATAGGAATCATAACTTGACCAAACACATAGCTTTAGTGGAAAGGGGTTGACTATCATTTTTGATGTATCAATGGCTGTTATCAGAGTGGCAGATTTATTTATCCTCGATGTCGAATCGAAATATATAGTTTGTCCGTTTCCATAAAAACTTAGGAAGGATAAAGCGATAATTAGCAATTTCTGTTTCATATGCTTAGTTTGAATTTCCCCACCCTGTTATCAGGGCAGAAGATGCCGAAATATAAACTCCTTGAATCACCATCGGTTTACTTGCTGTCGTTGTCGTGGGCAAAGCTGTAGTATAGTGATAATTACTATTAAAGGTTAGCGCCTCCCCCGTACCTGCGTCAGTAATAATGAAGTAAAAAGGCTGGCCCGTTACCCATGAGCCTGTCACAGCCGAGAAAGTCAAAGCCGTATTCAGCCCTGTTATTATAAGCATATACGGCGCATTCACATTACCCTGATTGGACGTTGGTACATAAGGCGAACTTGGCGCATTCACCGTCACTGTTTGCACCTGGTAGGGCGAAGTCGGAACCGCTGTTATGGTATAACTGTTTGTTGTGGTCATGGCCGTACCATTCACTGTAAGAGTTGTCGTAGGCATCGTGCCCGACAATTCGGTATAATTAATCGTGCCCGATGAAAGTATACCTAGGTTCTGTAATGCCGTAATCACGCTGCCTGTAGGCTGCACGATGGGCGTAGCGTTATAAAAGCCTATCTTCTGGCTGGTAGAGGTACCGATTTTTGTGCCTGTAGAGGTTCCAAAAACGATATTGTTTCCATCTGCTATATTCAGGCCGAGAAGCGACCCTAATGAGGTCAGTGAACTGGTTACCACTGTTGGGTTAAGCGTTGTGGATGTAAGCGTATTGGCCGAGGCCGTTATGGTATAAGCGTTGCCTGTCGTCATGGCTGTGGTATTTACAGTCAGGGTCATGGCTGGTGCGCTTCCTGCCAGGTCGCTGTAGTTTACCTGGCTGAAAGCAGGGGTTCCGTTCGCTGTCCCGGTTACACCATAAAACGTATGGGCGCTTTCCGAATTTGCGGTATAGCTTATTACCGGCGTGGTAGTACTATTACTTACACTTACGGTAAACAATGGGCTTAATGGGTTCGCTGTTACTGATGTCACCCCTATAGAAAGGGTATTGTTAATCCCATAGGTTATAGGGGTTCCGTTTACGGATGTTGTTGTAGTGGCGTTTGTTCCCCCGTTAGCCAGGCCAACGGTGCCCGAAAGGTTAACTGTAGGCTGCACTGTCGAAGTGCCGGTAATGCTGATGTTTGTGCCACCTATTACGTTTGTTACCGTTCCGTTCCCCGTCCCGAAATGTGTATTGGCATAAAACCAGCTACAGTAGCCTTTATTAACATTACTGTCAATGGCGTAAACAACTATGGATGAATCAGCATAAAAAACATTACCACCCGTAAGGCCCAAACCTCTCCCGGCTGTATAGGTAATTATCGAAGGCAGATGTGCATAATAATAAGTAAGCGTCACTGCATGGCCGTAAGTATTGCTATCGGGTTTTCTGAACAGATATGCGGTATCTAAAGTCGGGAAATAGGTATTGGCCATAAATAGCCTTAAAGCCGCAAGGCTGTCGTTTACCCTGGCTATGGAATCGTAATAAACTGCTGCCGACGCAATAGTAAGATATGTCGCCAGAGCGCTTGTTCTGGTAAGCACAACGGTAGTATCAGTATAAAAAGTATATAGGTTCAAACCTAAACCCGTACCGGCGTAATAAGTGTTTCCACCTCCGCCACTTCCAACAGTCAGGTTCCATACGCTTCCTGTATAGTACCACACATGCCCCGTGCTGTCTATATACCATGAGTTTTTACCGCTGAAAAAGGGGTTTATATAAGGCGTAAGCGGGGCTATATTTTGCCGGGCATAGGTAGTCCCCCTGAAGGAATCTATCGTGGTGCTATCCCCCCGGCCATTATGCGTCTGTCCATAGGCAACGCAATGCAGCAATAAAAATAATATGATGAGTATCTTTTTCATTATCCTATTTGAACAATAGCGACTTGCATATCATAGTTTATAGTTCCACTCCCAGCCAGTGTTATTTTTATACCAATGGGGTGAGTGGCTTTATCAAATACTGTTATAGCACCGAGGCAATAAACGCCCGTGGTGGTAAATGTGTTTAAAGTGTTTGCTTGCGCTGTTCCACTCTCGTCAGTAAATGTTGCTATAGCGTTAAGAGTATACCCCGATATAGCATTGATTTTTATGTATATGTTTACGGTAAAAAGGCCATCGGCTATCGGGCTTATTCCAGGTAATACTACTCCTGCGGTAAGCCCGCTTGAGAATGCAGGGTTATATACAGTTTTTGGAAAAGGGTTCAGATAAGATAAAATCTGCTGCGGCAGCATAACTACATCTACCGGCACTCCCCCTTGCATCTGGTAGCCTACCACATAAGTACTGCTATCGACCGATGCCGCTGTAGGTAATAAACTTATCGCTGTATCTGCTGGCATATATTTAAATTTCTACAAGTAATTTCGAACCTCCTTCAGTTAATAAGTGACCTCCGCTTTCTACCAGTATATAGCCCGGCGAAACCCCGCCCGCCGGTGGTATGTATGCAGTTGCATACACATAATTATTGGTCTTCTGGTCTGTGGTCAAATTGGTATCATACACAAACGTTTGTGGCAATACCGGCACATAATTCAAATCATTTACGCTGTTATCCGTACAGAACTTGGCCATTTGGTCAAGTGTCTTATATGCCATAAGGCATAGATCATACATGCTCTGCCCGCTTACGCTTGTGATATATGCTGTCATTGCTTATAGATAAACGTATTGGTTGCCGGGTTCGATAATACTATTTCCATTATGCCACTCACTATGTTCACCTGCGGATTATCAAGCGTATACCCATCATTTCCCAATTGCTGTTTAATTTTATTCAGCAGGGTTTGTGGTTGTAATCTTGATTTCTGATAAGCCGCTATACCAACACCATTATCAGGATATTCTTTCCACCATCCTGGGAAAGAACTGATCGCGTCTTCGATATGCTGATTATCCGATGGCCCTAGTTTCAGGTCATTAGTTTGAATAGGCAAATCGCCATCCGCGCCAAGAAGTATATCGTAAGAAACAGCCATGATGCAAGTTTATACGAAAAAAATCCGATAACCGGAAATGTACTGCACCTTTTTATTATGTAATCACTACCCCCGTCAGCACACCTGTTACAGGGCCGCCGCCACTCGGCGCTATAAGGCCGGTGGTATAAGTGATTGTGAGTGAAGAAACACAAGTAATTACAGCAGTGGCGATTGCGCCTGCTGTCGTGTCGAAAGCCGCCATCTGCGCCGAGGTAGGACTCGGTATATTCGCCACCATTGAGGCCTTTATCGCTGCTTTTAAAGCGGGTTGAGACATTGCCATACTAAGCCATTAAAGCGTTAAAATCAGATAAATCCTGGTTCAGGTTCGACACTGTGGAAGGGTCTAAAAAGGCTGGCCCTGTCCCGGTATCTACCTGCATTTGAATGAGATGATTAACCAAATTCTGAAAAATGGTCGTATAATTTTTACTTCCGTTCTTGATATTGATCTTACCTTCTGAAAGCGTAACAGTCATATCCCCCTGCTGCATCATAGCAGTTCCGTTTACCATACTGAATTCCGTATCGCCCACTATATAAATGATCTGATCAAGCTGCCCGAATACACTCACCCATGGTAACACATTTGGCGTAGATAGAATATAGACTGTACTTCCTATTGTGGGCACACGAAGAAGCCCGTCATTCACCCCCGACATAAGATTTACAGTATCAAGCGGCACGGCGGATGTACCGGAGATCAGCGTACAGGCACAGGTACGGGCAGGAATATTTACACTGACTACCTCAGCGTAATAAACATCGGGCTTTTCAATCCCGCTGTCTGCTTTACATATCTGCCGTAGCAGGTTCCTGCATTCTGATAAACTACTCAAAATATATAGCTGTTTATATCATTTACTGTGTTGATCTTATAGTCCAGGGTAATGTTCTGAAACAGCCCTTCTTCCTCTGCGCCTCCATAAGGTTCTACGCTTTTGCACATGTACTTTCCGTTCATTTCCGGCAGTAGCGGGTTCGTGATCTGTATCACATCACCATGCTTCACGAAGGGTACACCAAATGTGGTAAAGCTTCCTTTCAGACCATCATAATAGTATTTCTTCAGGTAGGTTACACCCATCGCTTTCAGCTTGTTTACATCGGTAACCGCGTCAAATATTTCCAGGTCAAACCGTTGCCCTATTTCCTGTGTAAATTTTAAAGGATAATCAACGCCGGGTTTTTTCTCAATGGCCTGAAACTGATTATTGGTATCCACATACACAAGTATTTCTGTGCTTTTCTCCCTGGTTATTTGCTGACCGTCTTTAGTTGTGCCATAGCTTTCGCCCGTCTTCGGGTTGGTTGTGGTATTATAATGGCTTCTCACAACTACTGACAATACTGTATCATCCTTTCTCACAAAATTCAGCCTGTCATTATCAAGTATATTCTGCTGAAAAGTGAAAGATTGCGTCACGGCATCGCTTGCCACATAGTAGGTCATACCTACTCTTAATTCATAATTCCTGAAATAGCTGTAGATTTTATAATGGCTCTTTATTCTGTTCAGAAACAGGGCCATGCTTTCGCCTTTCGTCCACAGGTTTTGCACATTAAATACCAGCGATACCCCCTGACTGACATTATCAGTATTCAGCACGGTAAGGTTTATACCATAATTTTTGTACCGGGCTATGGTGGCATTACTTTGCATAGCCGTATCAAGAAGGCTGCTGCATATCTGTTGCAGAGTTTGCCCGGGCCATTGCTTTACTGGTGTAGGTATCTGCTTAAGCAGCCACATAGCGTCTTCCAATTCAATTACAAATGGCATTCTCGGGCTTACCTTGCTTATAAAGCCCTGGTAAAGTTTCGGTACTCCGCCAGGATAAATACCGGTTGGGTCATTGCCGCCCGTCATATATTCCTGCTCATTCCCGTTTTGAAGTGTGGCCCGCCAGCCTATGTTAAAGGTTACCAGGTCGCCCCTCATAAAAGTAGGCTCAGGAATACTGAGCGCCGGTGATACTTCGTTCGGGTCTTGGCCCACATAGCCACCTATAGATTTGTTCACACTTGCAAGCGAATAAGTATTCCCGTTTTCATCGGTGGCAGTTATTTTTATGTTCTTGGGTATAGTAATCTTCAAGGTTTGAGTAAGCGATTCCCAGGTACTTGCACCACTATATGCCGTAATACCAGGTACAGTAAGCAGCCTGTTCCTGTTTTTAAATTCAGGACTTGGTATCTGTTGTATAGTTAGTGATGTAAGTACTCTGTACATATTAGCTTATGAATAGTTGATATTCCGCTTCCCTTCTGTTTTGTAAGCCTTTCATTACATGACCAGCAGCCTTTATCCAGTTCTCAAAATCCTGCAAAAGCGTAGGGTTAGAACCATGCAAAACCACATCCTTTTCAAGTTGCGATATTTCAAAATTGTGAAGCCCTTCATTATAGCAGAAATCGGCGCAGGCATCAAACTGGTTCGTGTTCAGCCCTGGCACGTTATTGGTAAGCCATTCTTCTACCGGTGGCAGATATGCCCTTACAAAATCCTGGCCCTGTTTTTCTGTTACAGGAGGGTCGTCCATGGTTACTTTAGTTCCATCCGGGTAATGCGTTGTGCCATAAGCTATGGTAATAGGCTCACCCCCGCTTGCAGGGTCGGCATAAGGTGTCGGGCTGAATCCCTCAAAGGAGCAAATAAATTTAATACCGTTATCTGATACTGTCATAAAATTGGTTTATGGTAAAAATTGTGTTATTGGTATATCGCTTATAGCACTGATCGTAAAGGCAAGCTTGCTGTACCCGCCTTCTTCCTGCACCGGGTTAATATCTTCTATCACTATATTGGTTATTCCGAAAGCGTTCATGAAATAGTTCGTTACCGGTATGCTCACCTGGGCCTGCTTCAGTTTCCACAGCGCGGCCATAAAATCCTTTGGGGCCTGGTCTGCCGGGTAGGTAACCACGCTGCTTATGTGTATCTCCCAATCGTCCAGGGTGATGTATTGTTTTATGCTTCCCGGTCTGCCGGTTATTTTGGTTTTCCCTATGATGCTTTTCTGGCTCATTTCCACCAGGGCTATCGGCAGAACTATGTTATCAAAAGTATATTGGTTATTATCAATGCCGGTATAAGTGTTGCCTGTACTGCTGTTTGGGTCAGTATTGCCAAGAGTTAAGGTTCCGTAAACTTTATTCGGGAAAAGGACATCTCCGAATACTTTTTTAGGGTCTATAACGTCGTAAGCATCCGGATTATAGTTCTGTATTACATTAAATTGCGGTGTAGTTTTTTTAAAAACTACGGCCCTTCGGGCCTGATTAACCCCAAAGGCGGTAATAATAGCAAGTTCATCTATGGCCCCTCTTACCGCAACAGGAAAATAAAGATTCAGCGCATTTATATAGTTAGTCCTTTGAGCGTTCGGAAAGTTATATTGCGGTTGCGGCGCAGGAGTTACCGGCGTAGCGTTTAATGCAGATATGGGTGAAGGGGTAGCCCCTATTATTGGTACTTTCATAACTAATGTATTTGTTCATCCTGCAATATGGCCTTCAGCATTCTGGCCATTTCTTCCGCTTTCACTTCTGTATCTGCCGTAGTTCCGTTCACATTTTGGGTAGTAATCTGCTGGCCTATTACCTTACCACCATGCAGAATATTATAGGTAACCAAATGCTGCCCTGTCACATGATCTTTTGGGGGAGCGATAGTCGATTTGGGGTCTTTGGTTGTGGCGCTTGACGCTCTAACGCCATATTTCGCAAGCATTAAAGAAAGATTATATTGCCCTTGAAGACCCATATTCCCTAACCCCATACTATTAAGGAGCCCCAAACCTTTTTCTTCTTCTCTTAAATACCCCTCTGCTTTAGCCAGGTCGATTAATGTCTGATTACCTCTAACATCTAAAAGCCTTCTTACTTCATCTACGAATTTCTGATCTTGCAGCACTTCCGGATGCGTTTGCGCCAATCTTCGCAGACTTAAATGCTGATCATCGGTATACCCTAACCCAAGAGCACTGGCATCTTCATTTATTACTTTTTTGTCTTTTCCAAAATCTACAAATCTGTTCCAAAATGAATTCAGGGACTTAACATTTTCCATCGCCCCTTTCTTATCCATTTCTAATTTCTCTGTATCTGTAGCATTTGCATAAGTGCCTTTAAAAGAAGTATAACTGCTTATTTTTTCCAGAGCGGTAAGCGCTGCACCTACTATCAAAACAGGTATAGCGGCCCCGGCCACAGCACTTAATCCCGCTAATCCGGCTCCTAGCCCACCGGCATCTGTTGCCGCTACGGCAGCAGAGGCGGTAAGCCCACGGTTATTAATTGGCAAACCAAAAGCCTGAATTGCCTGCCATTCTTGCGCTTTGAGATATGCAAGCCTTTCGCTCACACTATTTCCAGGTATTAGCCCCGGGTTATGCGCAAGCGTTCCGACTGTAGTATGCGTTCTTAAACGATCTAACTGATCTAATTCTATTTTAAGCGCAATCTGCCTCTGTAAAGCAAGATTACTTTCGAGGATTGCTTTGTTCTGTAAATCGAGTATGGCTGTTAATCTTTCTGTCGCTGCGCTATAAGTGTTAGTTCCATAGGTAACTAAACCAAGACTTTTGGCCTGACTTGTGGTTTCATAATTCGTTACGGCTAATACTTTATTATATAAGCCGGTGACTACTGATACAGCCATTTGCGCGACTTTCCAGTTCACATACAAAACAATCAGATCGCCAAGAGTTTTGGTATTGGCGATAATCTCATCTTCGTTTTGTTTAAGCCAGGCTATTCCTTTTTCTAAATCTTTGAAAAATGAAATCACTTCCGGCTTTACGCGCATTGCAAGCGTGTCCTTAAAATCTATCCATGCATTACTTAGTTCGTTTGTTTCGGCTACGTATGACTTCAAAGCTTCCGGCAAATTCTTGTCATACATATCCCTCATATCCTGTAAAACTTTCGGGATATAACCGTAGGATGATGTATGCGTCATTTGTCCTTTGGCTATCATCACATTCAGTTCCTCCATCGAAACATGCATTTCCTTAGCCAGGTTCATACCAAAACCGGGAAGTGTTGCGATGAGCGGGCGCAAATAGCGGGGCTGTAAATTACCTTCTTCCAAAAGCTTGCCTATACCACCAATAGCTGCTTGAACTCTCTCTGCCGGTAAGTGGAGTATGGTAAGAGTTTCTGCCAGATCGCGGAACATAGCGCGGGTTTTCTGGCCCTCCACAGGAGTACCTTTTACCATTGCCATTAACTGCGCGTATTCGGTATAAGTTTCCATTATAGGAAGCTTAAAATCCTTTACCGCATCATTAAGGTTTCTTTGGTTTTTTACCGCTTCGTCGGTTGTTGTAGAGGCAAATTTTATAAGGTTGCGATAGCTTTCAAGTTGCGTGGCTGTATCAACAATATTTTTACCGAAACTTACCAAAGCGGTAAGCCCGAGGCCAACACCCACAGCCCCGGCCATTCCATGCAAAGCATTATTTACTCCGAGAATGGATTTCTCTAACGACACAGCCGCAGCCTCATCCGCCTGGAAAGTTCTCCGGAGGTTGCTGTTTGCCGTTACGGCGTAAACTATATTCTGCCCTGTCGCCATTACATTTTTCCTATGTTATAAACCTTATTTGCCTGTGGTGGTTTTTCGCTCAATACACCTGTATATAAAGCCCCCCGCCTTGCCATTGCCATCAGCCTTGCCGCCCGGTCATTATCCATTTCGGTAACATCCTGCCCACTAACGTAAAAGACCAGGGAAGCTAATTCGCCCCACTGGTCATTAAAGTAATCGTTCCAATATGCGAAACGTTCGGTTATTTTTTTTTACCTGTTGGTATTGCTACCTCTATGGTTGAAAGCAATACCAGGGCAGCGCCGTTCATGTACTTACGCTGGCTGCAACGATTATCACTCTCATCAAAAAGTATCAGGCTTTCAAGAGCCTGTATCGCTTTCGGAAAACTTGTCTCTGCCCCGTTAAGTTTAGCCGCCATTAACTTGGCATCTGTCAGGCCATCTACTTCATAGAAAAAGCCGGTAACAAAATCGTTTTCGTTTTCTCCCTGAAGAACGAAAGGAATTACCTTGCGTTTTGGGTTTCCGTTTTCCGATAAAAATGCCGCTTTGGCTTCTGCATTTTCCCAGGCTAAATCAACCGGCTCTTTTACCGGCTCTTTTACCGGTATTGTTTCTTCTGTAATTGTTTCAGGTTCCATATAGGGTAAATAAACTTTAGAATTATAAATGATTATCTCATCTGTCCTGCATAGATAATATCTACGCTCTGCCAAAAGCCGGTATCGCCTTCCTTATAGGTATTGCCATCGGTCAAAAACTGACAATTCTGCATTACATCTGTGGTCGGCAAATTCGGGTTATTGGGGTCGGGCACAAAAGGTAACCGTACCTGGAAACGGGCCAATAAAGTTGGGTCGCCGTTTGGCGATGCCAGTATAATCCTTTTCCAATCGTCCAGAAGAATATCAATAGTGGCCGTTTTGTATTTTACAGCCCCGACTACGCGGCCTATAGGCTCAGAACCTACGCCATGCACATCCTTATATTCCCTGGTCTTACCAAACATGATGCTCTTGACCCCTACAAAGGGAACACCCGCGATAAGAACCTCTATCTGCGGCCAGCTATAAAGTACGCCTAATTGAAGTGGTGCTGCCATTTTATTTATCTTTTATCCCATACCTCCCTCTCTTTTGGAGAGGGCCGGGGTGAGGCCCTATAATTTTTGTGTGAATTGAAGCGTAACGTTTATGTTATCAGCTATATTCACCTGCAATAAGTCGTATGTTATGGCTATATAGCCCTGTGTTTTAACATTCTGTGTAGCGCTGATGTTTACCACGCCGGTTGTCAGACCTGTACCTGTCAGGTTGCCTGGGCTCAGATCGCCATCGTTTACCATCTGCACTATTCCGGGTTCAGCAGCATCTATATATTTTTCAATAGTAGTCTGCGTCATTGTCCCGTCACTGTTCAGATAAATGCGTGATTTCAGAAGCGGTAGCAGGGCTATGTATTGTTCCCTCAGCACCTTATCTATCGTCCTCACACTGCAAAGCCTGTTGTATGCATTTGTCTGAATAATGGCCGTCCAATCGTTATTTACAAAGGTTCCGGGGAAACCGGAATAGGTTACACAGAACAGATAACGGTAACTGTCCAGTTGATCAAGCAGTCCCGGAGAAGTTGTATTCAGAGTGCTGAAAATATTACCATTGGTAAAACCAGGTATGTTATTCTCGGTTCCGTCACTTATGTTGAAAGCCCCTACCTCTCCAATATCCTGGCTCACGGCAGCTATTGCCGCTGTCCCGAGAATATCACCCAGGTTACTTACTGATACGCCGCTGTTTATATACAGTTGCGCACCTTCTGCGCCTCCGTCCTGGCTTATCACAGGTAAGCAGTTTTGGGCGTTGCCCACACTCTGCAAGTTCTGTAAGGTCGCAAGATTGGAAACGCCTGCTATGTTTGGAACATACAGCATTTCGCAAGGCTGGTAAGCCGCAAACATCAAAGCATATTGTGTCTGCAAGCTATTCAGGTCAGTGGTTACCTGAACTGCCGATTTGGCGACAAAATTCAATATACCCATCTGCCTTGGTTCCCCGCTGGCGTTAACAGTAAGGTTGTATACCTCAGTGAAACTTCCACTTGGCGCGGCAGTAAACTGCACCCACACCTTACCATTCGGGTTTTTAGCGAAATACCTTTTTATGGTATAGTGCCATAAAGCTTTTGCACTGTATACCCCGCCGCTGAAAGCGGTAATAGTGCCCACTGTGATCGCACCGGTAACGGTAGCCACAGGCGAAGTGCCATTCAGATTTATCCCAAGTCCTGTACGGGCTATCAGATTGATTGTGCCTGATGCAGGTGAGGCTGGTGCTGCGGTATACCCCACTCCGCCTACCGCGTCGGAAGGATTAGTGAGATAGCTGTTTGCATTTATGGCGGCTATGATGCTTGTGGCAAGAATAGTCGCTGTTGTGTCAGATGATAACTGCGTGTAGGTACAAAGGGTAACGGTGGTAGTCGCTCCCAGGGGATTTTTTTCTGTTACGGTTATAACTATCTTATCTCCTATGGCTCCTACTCCGGTTATGATTAAAGACCCGGCAGCTTTCGTTTCGTCTGAAAAATCCTTTGTAATACCTTTCGTTTCAGCATCAGCCACGCCAAATACTGCCTGGCAGGCTGTCGTAGCAAAAGAACCCGGCGCAGTGCCATAGAATTGCAAAGCGGAAATACCGTCGTTATTTTCAATAACGCCCGGTGAATTTCCTTGCCCTAATGTGAAAGTTATTTTACTACGTGCCATTGTTATTAGTTATGTGCTATTAACTTTTTCTTTTTGTCCTTCGCCTTCTGTACTGCTGCCTGGCCGAGGTTCAGTTTCGATTCATCTATCCTCAGCATTTCATCCTTGGCGGCTTCCAGTTCAGCGGTGTATTTTTTGATTGCTTCGGCCTTTGTAAGCGTCTTAACAATCTTCAACGATTCATCCGGCAGATCAACATATTTTGCCGTAACCTTACCGTCGTCATTACGCGCAGCTATTTCGCTGGGGTGCGGGTCTGGTGTTCCTTCTTCTACCCTTTCCAGGCCCAGGCGAACGTAATTTTTGCCCCGGTAGGTATTGGCGATCAGAAAGTATTCATCGCGGTTATTGAAATAAAGAACTTTGATATGCTCCATACTTGGATGTTCCAGGCTTTCCAGCACATCTTCCAGATGGTCAATTTTTTCCTGTAGTTTTTCTTCTCTTGTTTTACGTGGCATAGGATAGGGATTTATAGGGGCTTATTAAAAAATTATACTGTTATAGTCCGGTAATCCTCTACGAGATTAGTACCGTCATATGTAAAATGTATTGAGCCGAATTTAGCTTCCGTAACGGTAAGCGTCCCGGATGAAACCATGGAAGTACCAAAGGTCACTACCAGATTTGCGGATGAGTTTGCGGCAAAATTGAAATGAACTCTGTCGCCTATCAGCATACTTGTAGTGGTCACGTTAATGGTCATAGTCGAGGTTCCTACCGGCGAAGAAACCGGGATAGGATTGCTTGAATACCCCAAATAATATTTGGCATCCTCATGTATAGGTGTAATGGCAATAGTAGACGCTGACGTGGCCACAGCCGGATACCCGGTGAACATAGTTACAACCAGGCCGCTTGCCCTTCCCGTTAACGTATCGCTTCTTACTACTGTAGTTGACATAATGAATGATTTAAATATTTAGATCTGTTTCCGGAGAATTATACCGTAATCGAACGGGCTGTTTCCTGCCAGGATGCTCCGTTGAACATAAAGTCTACGGTAGCAAATTTGCTGCCGGTTACTACTATGGTCGAAGCGGTTACGGCAAAACCAGTGCTGAACGTTACTGTCCTGTTGGTGCTGTCCGGAGTGAAAGAAAGCCGAAGGGTATCGCCTACATATGGGCCGGTAGTCGAAGTGCCTACTCCTATAGTAAGGCTTAAAGCCCCTGTAAGGTTTATGGCAATATTCGTTATGCCGCATGTGGTAAGCAATGCAAAAGAAGCCGGAGAACCTGCCGCTGTGGTAAGGGCCTGGTAATCCCAGGTCTGGTTCATCCCTGTATTATCATCATTGTTATAGCCGCTCGGAAAACCACCCGTTGCGCCGCCTAACCTCTGAATTGTTGCCATGATATTTTATTAAAAAAGTTGAAAATGTTTTGTTCTTAATGCGCCTCTGATCGTGAATTACGCAGTCAGCGTGGTTGAAATCACTATTTCAGTTCCCCAGCCTGTCTGTGTATCTGCCTTCATCAGGATTTTCAAAAACCACAGATCGCCCCAGTTTGTTTTCAGGCCCATCTTCACATTGGTTTCATCAGTTGCACTGTTCAGGCCCAGCCAGAAATGGCCTTCCGGAGATGGTTCGCTGATAGTAGCGATGATGGTATTATCAGGCATACCGGCAAGGTGAACCACCTCATAGCCTTTATACCTCATGATACCTTTCTCGGTAAGGTCAGTGCTTTTGAAAGTAAGCTGTGCCTGTGCTTCTTCATAAATCTTCTGAGTGTTCAGAGAGATGTGGAAACGCACACCGTCCATGCCGTATTTATTCAACAAAGGCAGTGGGATAGCGTTAAGCACATTATAGAACTGGCCGATGATGTTATTCACAGTCAGCACCAGAGCGCCAGCCACCTGGATAGTGGTATTGTCGTTCAGGATTTTTGTGATCAGGCCGTCAAACTTGTTGAAGATCGCATCGCCTGCTGCCTGCCCCTTGCTTGTAGGGTTTACATTACCATGAGCCGGATGGAATACTATACGGCTGCGCCAGATGGCCTGTTCGTTATATTCCACTTCCCTTTTCAGGGTATACATGATCACATAGCTGTTTGTTGTCTCAGGCAACGAACGGTCTATGAGGTCTTTGTTCAGGTTAAGGGCCTGCCAGTTTACGGTTAAGTCATTGGGGTTGAAGTCGATGAAAATTTCATAATCCCTCGGTATGATCTGTTTACCGGTGATGATGATATTTCCCTGCGAGGTCGGCATCGCACTCCTGTCCTGGATAATGTTGGTAATATCCATGAAAGGGATTGTGAATTGCTTCTTGATGTCGTCCTTGATCATCAGGCAACCATTTTTCACTGTGTCCAGTTGCAACGTCTGCTGCGTTACATACATGGAGAGATCGGTTTCACCCGCATATGTGGTATCTATTACCTGCAATCCTTCGAGAGCCATAGTGTTTTATTTAAAGAGTTTATAGTCGTTTTTCAGTTTGGGTTTTTCTTTACCCCTTATTTCCTTGAAGCAAGATTGGCTTTACGTTTGTCGTTCATTTTCGCCATAACGTCAGCCATATTTTCAGCAGGTTTATCACCGGCAGCAGCCTTGTTCACTATTTCATGAACCTTGGTGCCCTGGCGGAAAAGTGGCAGTTTGTCAAGCATGTTCTTAACCTTGTCCAGGCCAAGTGTTTTAGCGGTATCCACCCATTCACTCAAAACGGTTTCATCAGTGCCCAGCTTGTTCTTATAGCTGTTCACCATGTTTTTACAGTTGTTTTCGAGTTCTTTTTCTTTGGCGGCTTCGCCTTCTTTTTTGGCGTTTTCTTCCTGCTCCACCTTTTCCTTTTTCAGGTTGGCGTTTTCTTCTTCCAGCTTGTTACACTTGTCTTTCCACTCGTCGCGCTCCTTCTTCACATCGTCATAGTCGTTGCGTCCTTCGGCGAGTTCTTTGGCAGAATCCCGCTCTTTCTTCACATCTTCCATTTCGTTCTTGATCTTGGTCAGATCATTGGTAACAGAAGTGAGTTTTTCAGTGGTTGTTCCCAACTCGTTTTTCATTTTGCTGATGCTCTTGGCAATCGCCTTGGCGTTGCTGTCTTCATTCAGATCAAGTTCGTTGGTAACTAATGCGATGTTTTCCATCTTCTTTTTTTTAATGATTTGAACACTGTTTAAATAATGTTTTCCTGCTGCCCATTTATCGCTCATTCCCGCAAGTGCAAAAGCGTTTTCACCACTTGGCACTATCTCATCGCACAGGCCCATTTCAAGGCATTCTTCTGCGGTGAGAAAAGTTGTCCGGGCCATCAGGGTAAGCGTTTCGTCCATTGTCAGTTTCGGTTTCCCGTTCCTGCCGCTGCCTTCACTTATCAGTTTCGCAACCGATAAGGTCATAGCATCAGTGGCCTCATCCTTCTTGCCGCTTTCCCCTTTAGGGTCGTGGCACATGAATGTTGAATAGTCCATCATCCTGACCCTCCTGCCGGATAGCTGTAACCAGCCTCCCACGCTTGCCGCCATTCCGATGTTCAGCGTATCCACTTCCAGAGGGCCTTCTTTCATGGTGGTGGCCATGTTATAGCCTTCCATCATTTTACCTCCGGGGGTGTTTACCCAAACTTCAACTTCTGTAACCCCGTTTTTCGATAAACCAAAGAGCTCATTTAAAAACTGCCCGCCCATGATTCCAGGCCCATCTTCCTCGTCGAAACCTATATGTGTATCTACTACGAGGATGGGTTTTTTTGCATCAGGATTTTTGCAGTAAATAAATTCCACACCTAAAATTGAATTGATATAGATCGGTAGAGGGATTAGTACCGCACCTTTTTCGTTTTGGCCGGGCATAAAGAAGGCCGCAGGATAGAAACCCCGCAGCCATACCCTATTATTATCACCTAAAAGTTTTATTGTTGTTTTCTATGTTCTGATGGCAACTCCCCAATGTTGCGCAAATAAGCCCTTGCAGCATCCGTAATAAACGAACTCTCTGTCATTCCTTCATGCCGGTTCACATAGCTTTTTATCTTGTCGGCAATCGGTTTGGGGGGATAGCCTATTATTTGTCTTTCTTTTCTTTCCTGGGGCTTCATTTGTTAATATTTTGGTTTTCCGGATAGGTTGTAATACATTTGTATTTCACTTTCAAACAAATCTTTTATATGAAAAAACTTATCGTCATTCTCGCGTTTCCGATCTTCTTTATCGTTGGTTGCACTAAAAATATCACTCAGGTTTACCCTTCTACTACCAACATTCTCAAAGACAGTTTGGTTGTTCGGGATACTGTAATCATAAAAGATACCACCAAACAAACCTCCACAACTTCCATACCCCCCATCCCTTCTAATATTGTTTCTTTGCCAGGCAACGCCAACGACTCAATTTCTTTTAATCAGAGCAAGAATGTTCTTTACATTTTGGCCCCGTCTAACAAAACCGGTAGAATCCTTCTTTGGTTGAACTGCGCAAACGCTGTTGTCGGCACTACCGTTAACATCTATGTTTTTTCCTCTCTCGGCACACTTCCTTCGCTTTGGGTTAATGGTTATGGTCAATGTTTCTCTCTTAACTCTCCCAATAACCCCAACGCTTTAGAATGGTATTATCAGGTAACTTTTATGGGTAATTTCAATGGCGAAAACATATTCAATTATTCTGTTTTCACCAATTAGTTTATGTAAAAAGAAATATTGTCCAGTGAAAAAGCATCGTTTGCCTCAGTCGGTTCATCGGCTATGTTTGCTACTGTGATAACAGTATTACTTCCTGCTGCCGATAAGGCTATCGTTTTTGCACTCCACACTGTTCCTGTCGCCGTATAAAACGCTGTTGAACAATACATGGCGTTTGCTATTTTTAAACCAGTAATAGTTGCCAGAAACCCGCTAGGCGTTGTGGATGTGGATACTACAACACCTCTTAACTGCACCTCGCCGCTAAAAGGAAAATATCGGTATTGCGCCACATTCCCCGCTATTGTTGTTCCTCCTGTCCAGCCACTTCCAAAAGAGGTTATGTTTTTCCACTGCCCAAAAAGCTGTAGTATATTCCCATAATCACTTGCGCTTGTACCGCTCAAAGTTCCACCTCCACTGGCCCCGCTTGCAAATACCACAAACCGGTTATTATGCACATTGCTTGCCCCTGTCACGGTAAAGGTCATTGGGTCGCCGCCCAATGCGTCAGAGTAATGCGATGGCGGCAGGTTTGCCACTACTACATTACCGCCACTAGGCGTGGCAAAGCTGCTGCCAGGCACCACATAAATTTCCCCATTGTAAAACACCGCTCCTGGGGCTATTGTTGTTGTGCTTCCCGGAGAGATCACCACCACGCTTTCAGCGCACCCCCAAAGGATATAAACTGTCGAAGTGCTATAGCTGCTGCCTATCATAGCTATGATGGTGGCGTTAAAGCCCTCCTTCCAGCTTTGCTGTAAAAAGTCAATTGTTCCTGCCGTAAAAAGGGCTATGTTAGGGCTGACGGCTAAACTCAGATCAAGGGTTTTCATGCTTTTATTTTTAGTATGTTGTTATCTGCCAGCCTATGCCCGCAGGCACAAGACCGGAAACAAATCTGTTAACTACTGCTGTTCTTATCGCTGTTGTTGCCCCCAGGGCTATAAATACCGCAGAGGGAATATGTATCAAAAATTGATAGCTTGATGCAAGCCCTGTTATAGTCGTTGAGGTAACTCCATAACTGGTTGCGATCGAAGTCACGCTTCCCAAAGTATACCCCACGCTTTCCACTCCGAAACTCACGTATACAGGGGCGAGATTGGTAATGAAAATATCGCTGAAAGTTCCACTACCACCATAAGGCGCAGGGTATGGGGGTTGCCTGAATGTGGTACCGAAATACCGGTTCAGAGCATAAGTCAGCGTTAGGTAAAAACCATTGTATTTTATCCTTTCGGTTACCCCCAAAAAGTTACCGGCTATCTTATACCAATATGTCGGAGATGTGCCGGGGTTATTCCCGATATTGCCTGCCTTCAAACTGATGTAAATAGTGAAATTATAAATCACCGGCGCATTGGCCGCATAAGTAATCCCCGTGTTCCATGCTGGCAAAGGAGTAGTCTGCCGGTAGTATCCAAACCAGTTCCAGTTCCATAATACTCCAAATAGCAAGGATTGCGCAAACAGAATAAACTTCGTCTGCCGGTATTCAGGCGGAAGTGCGTTTATGGCGTAACTGGCAATATTGTATATTAAAATCCTGATCATTTTATTATCTTTGTACCATTCATAGTAATAAGGTTTAGATAGGCGTGGTTTCTACCTCGCCTTTCTTTTATTCGGCCACATAAACCAAACTATTGTTTATCGTATAAGAAGCTGTGTTCTCGGTAATCATAAACCCTACCCCTATAAGTCCTGAATTATATTCATTACTCGCCCAGGTGTTTGCACTTACCAGGTTGTAGCTTCCGGGTACAAAGGCAGTTCCGTCGAGCCTTGCGTTTACGTTATTCAGTTCAAAATCTATCACCCCCGGCACCGCTCTTACCGCAGCTATAAGATCAGTGAGTTTCAGCAATCCTACCTGGCTCAATCCGCCCGCTACACCTGTTGCCGGTATGGCGGCGAGAAAAGCCTGTATAGCCTGTACAACCGTTCCGTTACTCACTGGTATAAGGGCAGCGTATTGGCCGTTATAAGTTACTGTGCCCCCTATATAAATATTATCAGGGTTCCCGCTGGTCACGTTTACGGTTATTCCCGGCACACTCAGCAGGTTTGCATAGGTCTGTGCTGCCGCCAGCGCCCCGGCCCCGGCATAGGTGTTCAGATCGCCCGGAACGCCATTATTATTGGCAGCAACTTTTATGTGCAAAGTCCCGAACGCTCCTGGAACGATAGTGCAATTTGTAATTACCTGATCAGCCGGTATTACTGAAGCGTATCCGGGGACCAGTGTAGTTGTGTTGAATTCCAAAAGCTGCGGTGTGGCCGTATTAAATTGAAACAAAAACATCATCGCCTGCCACCAGGTATAAGTCTGAGGGGCTGTCTGCGCTACCTGTGCTTCTACATCACTGGTAAACACATCTAATATCTGTTCAAAGAGTACAATGCCCCCCGCTACCGTCCAGAAGAATAGCGCCTGTATGTTATACTGCGACCATTTTGTCGGGTCGGGTAAAGGGTTCACCCCCGCAGTAGTGCAAGACGCAATGTAATTTGCGACGAGTGAATTGTAAACGGTTTGCTGGTTGCGGGCCATAGTTTATAATGTTGCGCCAATAGGCATACTGGCATTAAACGAAATATTTTGTCCGGGTCGGAACCCGCCATAAATTGTAAAATCAAAAGTTGCGCTTGCATACGGCACACCTACATAGCTATCCCCATTAAGCATAAAAGGTGTTAGCACGGCGACAGCCGGAGAAACACCTAAAATGGGTATGGTAAGCGTATCGTATTGCAATGGTATCACTGCCCAATGCCCTGCCGTAAAAGCCACGTCGCTGTTGGCGATAGTGCATTGATACCCGCTGTTTCCGTAGTTCACTTTGTTCCCCGGCGCATAGCTGGTTCCCGATACCCATTGAGCGTTTCCGTCATGGTTGGTGGCGTATTGCACAGGTATTACCTGGCCGCTTGCCAGTGTTTGCGTTATGGTCGGGTCTGGTGTATCGGTGATGAAAACATTTATCTGGCACACTATCCATATATAACTTACCCTGTCGTCGTTTGGCGGAGTGCTGCCATTGTTCCAGCCCATACTTGCCACCAGGCCAATAGGCCCTGGCAGCGATATGATTTTTGTCTGATCAGGGTCAAGCGGGCCGCCTTTCAGATCGGTAAATGCGCCTTTAAAATCCAGTATATAATGGTAAAGTTCAGCGTGTTCCTCGTCCATCTTTTCCTCCCCCTCAGTCAGGCATCCGCTATATAGGGGAAAGAATTGTTCCAATTGCGTTTTAATAAGATCGCGCCAATTGAAAATCTCTAAGTTCTGGTCAAGGCCGCCTATAACCTGGTTATTCTGAGCCGCGCCGCCAGCTTCATTATACCCGTCCTGCTGTTCATCTATAAGATGAATCTTCCAGATCGCATCCGGATACCATGATGTTCCCAGCCCAAGGCTCATTTGTTTCCCCAGCACAAATTCCACATAGGCTACCGGCATTACAGGTTTATTACCTCTTTTCTCGGCCCATTGTCTCGGCTGGTTGTTCCATACCGCAAGTGTTTGGAGAAAATGCCCCGGCGCTGGCTTATCGGTAGTTGGTATAAGCCCATTACTTAAAGTATTGGTATAAGCATTCCAATCAAAAGGAATAGCAGCAAGCCTGTCCAGCACACTGTTAATACTTTTTATGATCATACTCGTTGCCATATCTTTCCCGTTTCTTCTCTTAATATCTTTAATTGCAATCGTTGTAATTCGTCGTTTTGTTTCATAAACGACCTTTTTGGATTGTAGGCATACCCGCCAATTGCGCTATCCCCTGTTCCTTCATTGTGGTAATTGCCGTATACCCTGCCTCTGCTATCTGTAGCATCATTTACGAGCAATACCTTATTTGCTGTAACCAATCTGATACTGTTTCGGGTACTATTCTTTAAGTTTCCGGTCACGTTAAGAATAGGCAAATTTGCTGTCTTGCTGTTTCTTGTGTAAGGGCTTAAAGGTTCCCAGGGTACTTTCCCCCACGCCTCTTTATCGAAATTTTTAATGAAATAATCTCTCGTTTCTTTCGCAAGCCTGGTCATTGCCTGTAGCATTACAGTATCATGTATTGCAGCCATTTTTGCGAACCCGAACTTACTTGCCATATCTATTCGATTATGCCCCAATCCTCTGCAAGCATATCAGTCTGAGATGCCAGCCATCCTGTTAAAACTTCGCCTGTTGCCGTCAGCATTCTTATACTTCCGAGACAGGGTAACTCATCCCTATCGCCGAAAACAGATAAAAGCATAGGGTCTTTAACCCATTCTCTTTTTACCGATGTCGCTGGCAAAAGCCAGAGATACATTCCTTTACCATTCCATCCGGAGCGGCTTACTTTTGCACCTTCTTTAAGTGCTTCGATGGCTGCGCCAAAAGTTAGATTATACATACTATAGGGTTTTAGTTTAATTGTACCATTTTCAATTCTTCCCTTTGCCGCTGCCGGTCGTCCAGCTTCCTGGCCCATGGCGTTCCCACCACAAAAGCGCCGTTCTGCACGATGCTTCCTTTTTGTATATGCACTCCATCAAACACCAATCCTACTTCGCTTTCTACCCTGTCCTGAGCCCGCTTCCGGATTCCCTCATATATCGCAAAAAGTTCTGGTCGCAGATACAAATCCCTGATCGCTACGCCTCTGTTTCTTTCCAGATTTATCCGGCTCTGAATCGCTTTCCAAAGCATTTGTTCAGTCTGGCTCAGTTCATCCAGAAAAATACCTTTGATGATTTTGTCGTTAGCATTCATAGGTTTATATTTTAGGGTAATAATGCCGCCAGTGTGGCGTAGTCTGTTTTATAGTTGTTCCCGGCAGGGCTGCTTCCGTTAAAATCATTGATCTGTCCTATGCTTATCGAAAGACTTCCCACATTTTCATGCGTGATGAAAAAAGCATAGCTTGAATTTACAGGGGAGGTTACTATCGGATAAAGTTCTACCCTTAAACCTGTGTTTACAGGGAAAGAATAGATTTTATTATTGGTGTTATCAAGCACCTCGAGCACCTTGCTTCCCGCAGTGGATACACTTTTGAATGAATATTGTAATGTCGGCATATGCTTATCGTTTTAGTTCCGTAAATGTTTGGTATAGTTCAAGCGTTTCCTTTTTAAAACCCGCACTTAGCATTATTTCATATGTCTTTTTACTGACGAATAATTTTACCGGTTCTTTTGGACGGGCATCGGCGAGTTTCATTTCTCTTTCGATTATTTCAAAAACGCTCATCATTGTTTTCCGGGTCTGTTTTTTTCACGCTCTTTAAAAGGTTTATTAGTTTTTATCGCATCTTTCGGCTCTTTCTTTTCGTTCGGAACTCCTGACTGTTTCAAGCTGTCTGGACTTCCAGCCATAATTGGCATATCTTCTATGCTCCCGGTGGGAAAACCCATAACTTCTTCTATATAATCGTTATCGACTTTTTTACCGGCCTGTGCCAAAGTCATAAATAGCGTACCAGCCGCCTGGTTCACTTTATTTTTTTCTGCTTGTATCGCCCTTTCCTCCGCATCATTCAGGTAATGTATATATCCGTTCTCAGGCACCGGTATTCCCAGGTTCCGCAGTTTTGGCAAAAGCAAATCATTAAACACCGGTTCGCAAAACTGCCCGTCTTTGCTTTGTATATCCCTGAGCGCCTGCGCTATCGGTGTGGCCGCTTCGTCTTCATGCGTAGGGCCACCGGCTACCTGGCTGCTGCCCTGCTTGCCTGGTACGCTGCTTATCGCGTCCTGGTGGCCGAGAAAAAGCTTGCTTATGTCCCCTTTTACTCTTTGGTCAAAATCATTATAAGCCTTATAACCATTACCCCGGGCGTTGTCAGTCATAAACTCCATCCGCTCGCCCATATCATTCAGCATGATATATGCGCTCGAAGCCATGTTCTGCAATGCCTGTTCCCTCTTATCCTGCTCAGGGCCTTCCATAGCATTGGTATATAGCACACGGAGCGGCTGCGCAAAGAGTTCAATGAAATCAGTATTATACCCCGTGTTATTGCGAAGCAATATTTCAAGATACGCGGCAGGATAAAGAAGCCCATAGCCACAATTACCAATACCGGTGTCGTTCATTGTGGTAACGAATACATGGAAATCATCAGGAATGCCTTTTTCAAAGCTTTTACCTACAGGTGAGTAGATAAAACTTCCCACTTCTTCCCTGTCGGGGCTTACATGAAAACGGGTTATGATCGTAGGGTTTAATGGGTGGCAGTCCATTATGCCCGCGTTCTTTTTCTCACTGCCAATATCACCAAGAGAAATAAGATTATAGCCATAAAAAAGACTGTCCAGCGTATAGTTGACAAAATTGTGCTTGAACCATCTTTTCTGGAAATACTTAGTCCATTCTTCATTGTGGCTCCCATCCTCGTTGCAGAACTCATACTCCCTCAGTAAGGTCAGGTTCTTGCGCCTTTCCATACAAGCGAAAATGTGCGCGTTAAGCACGGTGTCAAGAAATCCCTGTTGCATTTTTACCCGGAAGGGCCACCAGGCTTGTTCCGCCTCGGTTATCCATCCACGCCAGCTATTTATATCCTGCTTTATGCGGGGTATCTGTATAGGTATGCGGGTATTGGCAAGGTTCCTGTTTTTGTTATAAGAGCCCCCCGCATTGACTTTCGCACCAAGATTTTTCCCGTTGCCTGTTATTGCTGGCATCGGGAAAAGGTTATTGATTCTGGTAAGGCTCTGTATACTCATTATTCACCTGGGGTTAAAAGTTCACACAGTATTCTTTCATACGCGCCTGCAAAATTGTCGGCATCCTTACCAGGTATGCCCCGCCATTTGGCGATGAGCCCGGCCAGTTCTGCAATGAATTCTGTCTTTGCATCCGGGTATGAACCAGGCTGCATGAACCGTTTTATAGGTTCTGCAACATTCAATGTTTCGAATGTTGCTGTAAGTGGTTTTTTCGGTGTTGCCATTTTATAGGGTTTAATATGTATTTGATTGTTTTACTCTGCCTCCGTACCGCACTCTCGTTCCGCTCGGTATCATCTTCAATGGCATAAGTAGTGTGGCCCAGCCATTAGCATAGCCTTTCAGCAATTCACAAGCTGCCATATATCTGTCGTCCCATTCCGCACGTTTGAAATTCAGCAGCCCGCTCAGTTTATAGATCGTAATGTCCTTCACACACTCCATTATTTCAGGCGTTCTGTTATCTCCCTGTATCCAATAGCTGTCATTCGGTAAAAGCGCCCAATTAGCTGGCACAAATGCCCCCGCTGGCGTTGTAGTAGCGGTTATACACTGATACGCTGCCCCGTTATAGCTAACTGTGGCACCGACTGCATAGGAAGAACCGGTATTGTAAGCGGCATATATAGGGCAGGCATTGGGTAGAGTACCAGCAGGTACGCTGTAGGGTGTTGGAACGCTCCAAAACTGGTTAGCATTATTGTTGATTTTATCATCCGGAAAGATGTTTTGATAAGGCACATCCTTATAACTGATGTACTGGATGATTTCTTCATCCGTAATATCGCAGGTAGCCACTACCGCAGTATATAGACTGCCTTTCCAGAATACCACATCGCCCAGGTTATACATACGCTGCGCCCCGCCATTGGCTATATCTATCAGGCTGAATTCCGGAGCGTAGGGATTGGCAAGCGTAGCCGGGTTATATTGGCTTTGATAGGTGCATACAGGTGGGTAGCCCACATAATATATCGTATACTGAGCCCCAAGGCTCACCCAATGAGCGGGGTTAAAAGTTGCGTCAGCATTGGAAGCCGTACATAGATAACCAATGCCATTATAAATAACCGTTGAAACATTAATTGTGTAGTTGGTAAGTGTGGCCCAGGCCGGATAATCAATTACTACCCTGTCCCTTACATTGTAAACTGTAGCCGGGTTCCAGGGCTGCGTAGGTGTGAATTCCTGGTTTACATCATATTTCTGCGTGATCTTTCCCCGTACTATACTTATGGCCCACTGTTCCGCTGCTGTTCGTTTGGTGTCATTAGCGGCCACCAGTTGCAGGTAAACCCTGTCCTGTATGTTGATTTGGTAATCCTTATAAATCAAATACGCCATCTAATGCTCTTAAGCAGTTCAGACGGCGCAAAGGCTGTGCGGGAATTATTTTTGTAAAAGTAGTTACTTTTTATTATACTTGCAAAATTTCAAAAAATCCCCTATGCTCCCCCTAGTCTCAGTAATCACCCCCACCACACACGACCGAGAAGAATTCAACAAACGTATAGAACTCATTTTCGATTCCCAGGACTACCCCGAAAAAGAACACATTATCAACTATTCAGCGTCTCAGCCCCTCGGTCAGAAGATGAATGAAACCATCGCAAAAGCCCGTGGTACTATCATTCTTAACATGGATTCCGATGATACCTTCGCCCCCGATTGGATTACCCGCTGTGTTTCAAAATTAATCCGCAACAAAAATGAAGTGGTCGGCCTTCGCACAGCTTATTTTTTCAATCCGGTAACCAAAGAACTGTATTACTATTCATACCCCGAAACGGAAAACCACTACCATGGTGGCACAATGTGCCATACAAAAGATTTCTGGCTCCGCAATCCATACCGTGCATTGCCCATGGGCTACGATTATTATTTCACTGATGGCGCAAAATCCATCGACGTAGACTATTCAGAAGGCTTCATTGCCACCCTTCACCCCGGCAATACCAGCCCTAAGAACCTGAATGATGATCGCTGGAAGAAGGTTGAAAATACCCCCAATCATCTACATAGGCTCTTAACTCTTTATCCCCCATTGCCTTTACTTTAGTAAATTCATCTTCATTAGCCTGGTAATCCTCATGGTTCGTGCTGCTGTTCATCGTTATCACATGATCAAGATGATACACAACGCCCGGAATTCTGGTCACCTTATACCCTAGTTTATTAAACCGGTAAAACCGTTCCTGGTCTTCCGGCGCATAACTGATCATCTTCTCGTTTTCTCCCCCCGCCTCCATAAATTTATCTTTCCGGTAAGCTATCACGCCGCCCACGCTCTTGCCGTCGTATGGTCTGCACCCTACAAATTCCGTCTTTCCCATCAGGCCCACATCTCTGTATTGCTTCATCACATTCACCCATACCCTCGGCACCCTGGCAAACCTTCCGTCATAAGGATACACAAAATCAGCTTCCTGCCGTCTGAGGGCTTCCACTGCCAGATATATTTGCAGTGGTGGTGTAAGAATATCCGCATCGTAATTTATGACAATAGGTGTTTCTGCTTTGGCTGTCAGTCGGTTTATCATTCTTGTCCTGTGAAAAAGAGGAAAATGGAAACGCTTAAACCGAAAATGGATAAATGACACTTCCGGCATATGAAGGAATGAATTTCCTTGTTCCCCCACGCTTATAGTTACCCTGAAATACTGTTGCAGATGTAAAAGTATACGTTCCAGATTTACTTGCCTATCCAGGCTGTCATTGCTGCATGGAATAACAATCGTAACGTCATCAAGCGGTATTATTTTCTTTGTCGCTATTTCGCGGTATCTATGATCAAACACAGTCCACCGCTCCGGCCAGAAATCTTTATCATCATTCTTTTCCAGCAATGGCCCTGAAAAAAGGTAATTTGGCCTGATCACCTTTACGTCTTCATTCCGCATTTCCCCCAGGTAGGCCATCCACCAGCTAAAGGTGCTGTTTGCTATTATAAAGTTCTGGCACAGTCTGCCAAGTATAAGCTGCTCCATAGGGTTCAGCCCTTCCACAAAGGTTACATTCGGCATACACTGAAAATGCACTTTGCAATAATCAATATCATCCGAAAACACCAGAATATTATAATCCCGCCAATCCGGAAAATGCTCAAAAAGAGCCAGATAATAATACTCAATCGGGAGTAGTTCATAATTCGGATTGTCTACATAGTCGCCTCTGCGTATGCTTATGGCTATTGTTTTTTCACCAAGTAAATGATGATATTCTTCGCTGATATTATCCCGGTAAAACCGTTGAAATTTCAGTTTTTCTTTTACCACATCCTTACTATGCTGCCAGTATTTTTCACTTTGCAGCCAGCCGTTGATATTTACATGCCCCGTTGTGTAAGGCACAAAATCAGCATCGTAATGGTATTGCTTTTCGGGGTAGAAATGCTGGCATTCCAGTTCTCCTGTTCTTGGCGGGTACTTAAAATATCTCCCCCATTGCCATTTGGGCAGCATTACCGCAGTATTATTTTTTTCGGCCAGCCCTATCATGCTGGCATACTGAAAAAGCTGGTTCCCCAGGTTGCCCCAAAGCCCGCTGTCAAATTCACTGAAAGTTATCATAGCTTATCCCTTCTTGAAAATGAAGATTAGACCTTTGTAAAAATGTATGCTTTTTATGTGAAAATAATTTGGGCATCCCGATTGTTCGTTATTCAGGCTGTCGCACAATTGTTTAAAATATCGCATCGTTGTAGCATCACTTTCTTTTAAGCTTCCTCCATAGTTCTCCGGCCAGTAGCTTGTATGTGCATCTTCCACCACATAAATGCCTCCCCTGTCCAGCATCGGAAAAAGTATTCTGAAAGTGGTAATTACATCACTATTCACATGGCTTCCATCATCTATGATAATATCCGGCCTGCCCATATCCTCAACGATTTCTTCCAGAAAAACATTATCTGTCTGACTGCCCTTAAAAATCGTTACGTTATCTGGTCTGTCGGTTATCCCGCTTTTATCGTGTATGTCGAAAGTTACCACATACCCATTCTTAAAATACTCAGCCCACATTCGCATACTTTGGCCGCCCCTGTCCGGAGCCTCATACCCCCCTATGCCTATCTCTAAGAGCATCACAGGCTCATTCCGCAATGGTTCAAAATAGCTATGGTATATCGGTGTATAGGCATGATGCTGAGGCCCTTTATCCGTGCCATGTTTCATCGCAAGCTGGCTAAGTAAATCCATGTTTATTTCTTTTGAAAAATCATTATCGTATTCCTGAAATAATTCAGCCTTTCTTCCACCACTGCCCTTGCCTTCAGGCTATCTTCAGCAAGCAGTTTAAAGCCCCTTTTCTCCATCTGGTCTATCACCCATATGTTATGCCTGCAACTCACATGCCCTATACCATCCTGTCCCGGCACTCCCCATGATAATACAATTCGATTACGTGTATACATAGCAAGATTGTCCAGAAACACAGGTAAAAAAACTTCGGGTATGTGCTCACCTACTTCCAGGCATATTGAATTGAAACCCGCCCATCCGGAACCGAATCCGGGCACGACCTCTGGCGCTGTTCTTTCGCATAAGTCCCACACTATAACATTCCCATACTCAAAATTCAATTTTTCCCCTTCCACCCCCAAAAGATGCTTATAACCTATGTCATGCAAATAACGTAGGTAACTCCCCGGCCCGCAACCGAAATCTATCAGAGCCTCGTTCTTTTCAAAATACGCCCCAATCCACTGCGCCAGCCTGTAGCTGAAATCATGGTGTTCCCGCGCTTCTTCCTTTGTCCATATCCCTGTTTCTCCCGGCATTATTCTGGTTTTTCGTAAGTAACTTCAATAGGCGCAGCATCCTTCAAAATTTGCATAAACTTTGCCTCAATCCTTTCATCTATCTTTTCAAGAACCTGCTTTGCGTTTGGCGCTTCCCAATTGATCTTACCCGGTTCTGTTTTGGTTTCGGTTTCGTTCATAAAATAAAAGTTGAAAAGTATTCCCCTGCCAAATAGCTTAACCCCAACGCACTCCCCTTTAGGGGCAGGGGGTTTTTACAATATTCATCACTCCGCATTCCGTCCGTTTACATTTTATGCGCCCGTCCACCTTCACAAACTCTCCCAGCCCATGCCCGCAATGCCCGCACCTGGCAAGCCTGCCTTTAAATTTCGCCAGCACCATTTCAGGTTTTGGCGCAACAGTATATACAAGGGGCTTCTTATAATCCGGAACCGGAGTGAAAGTAGAATCGTGTCTAATGACAGACATAGAGAGATAGAGTTTACCAAAATTACTGTTTTTTTTATCACCACTTTCCTCACCTCATTCACCAGTGCGTTCTTATCGGTTTCCAGCATCTTCATTACATCGAAAATCTTATCGCTGAACCCCGCCATAGCAAAAACCTTCTGCTCCGGAAACTGCATAGTGCCATAGTTCTGCAAATCGAATGAGTAAATGAATGGGTTGGCTTTAAACCTCATCCTGTATGCCGAAGCTGCATATGTCGGTGTGTGGTGGCCTATCCATCCCTGCATATCGCTCAGTATGATCACCCGGTCATACTTCTTATTCAGTGTATCAAAGATCGAGTTGAAGTTTGTTCCGCCGCTGCTGAATTTTATCGCCCCGGCTATGGTCAGTGTGCTATCTGCCGGGTTCACGTTAGTGTATTTTGCACTATCCGAAAATCTTACAAAATCAGCATTACATGCCTTTATAAGCACTGCGCTGAAAAGGCTTCCTATATTCGCTGGTTTACCCTCCATGCTGCCGCTCACGTCCAGCACCACGCATGTATCTCCGTCAAACTGCGGCACGTTACGGCAGGCTATATCCACAGCCTTGCTTATCGCTGTCAGGGTTATCCTGCTGGCCGCGTCAGTGCCGCTTTTCTTTATTTCTTCATAGGCCGTAGCATACCTGAAAGGCAATACCAGGCTCTTGCTTATCAGCTTTTCGTCCGTGAGCATCGCCAGCGCTTCAGGCACCACTTCCGGGGCCTGAGCCAGTATGTTCCGGAGGTTGCGCAGTAGCGCAAAGTATCCGATTTTCTTGCTTCGGATAAGTTCTGCCCACGCCTCTTTTTTGAATTCCGCTTTTTCATCATCGTTTTCAGCTTTTTGTCCTGCTTCGCTTAATTTGCTTTCCCAGGTATCAAACGATTTCAGATCGTTTTTCACCAGCGCTTTCAGCGCCTCAGCGTTCTTTTCGCATGGCATAGGATGCACAAGGTTCACCACATCCACAAGGCTGAATTCCTTGCCCGCTCCCTTATACTTGGCAAGCTGGTAAGCGTCAAACTTCCCGAATGCCGCCGCAAAGCCCTTCTTCATGGCGTTGGGTATTTTACCGTTATTGGCCTTATGGAAGCTGAGAATTTCCATCATATCATCTGGCCGGTACACAATGGCGGCGTAGAACCTGGTGGCCCATTCCTGCCCGCTTATATGCCTGGCAAGGTGTGAGGCCACCACATGACTGATCGACCGCATACCATATACGGTACGCGCATAGATCGCCGCCTGCGCCACAAACAGTTTGTTGCATACGCCGGTCAGGTGTTTCAGTCTTTCGAAGGTATCATCGGCTTTCCGGTAATAGGCATCACCGGCAAATGAAGTCAGCAGTATGGACATAAGTTCCAGTTCAGGGCTCTGCCCATAGGCTTCCCCACCTGCAAGGTTGATTGTTTTGGTAGTCGGTACTTGTTGATTGAAACGAGACATAGGTTGATAATTTAGGGATAAAAATTAGGGATAAAAGAAATGCGGAAGAAAGTAACAAATGGTGTTAGTATCAATCCATATGAAGTAACCATCTGTATCACTATCCGCAAAGAGGTTTGTACGAGAAAGTTTCAGTGAGTTTCGCGGATTTGAACCGCTAATCCCCAAGGGAGATATTAACCGATGTAACTCACAAATCGCTACGTACAAAAGAGGGGTTGCAAGAGAAAATTTCAAAGGGTTTTGTCTGGATGCTGAGTTTAAGTCGGCGTTGAAGTAACCCTGTGATCACTACCTGCAAGAAGTTTAGCGAGAAAGTTTAAAAGAGAGTGCCTAAACCATTCGGCTTTCTCCCCAGGTAACGTTTTTCCTGCGGGGGGGAGAATTGGAGTCGAACCAATAATGAAGTAACCCTTTTATCGCTACGCTAAGATTTTTAAAAGATAAAAGGGAGAATATTTAAGCAGGAAATTTAGATGCTCTAACCAACTGAGCTAAAAGCTACGGTTCCGCAGCCTTGCAGGAATCGAACCTGTGACCCTCTCGCCCCAAACGAAGTAACCCGCTTATCGCTACCCCTTTTATCCTTTGCCTGCCAAAGCCTTTTTCGGGCGACGGCAGGTTTCCAATATGTCAATGAACTTTTTGTATTTTTATCATCCGCCATAGCTTTTTCAGCGAAGGCGGATTGAGAGGACAAACATAATACCCAAAAACAAAAAAGTTTGTTAATTCTAAATTTTTGAACAAAAGTACAAAAGAAATCCCCCGCTGAAATCTTAACCCCGACGCACTCCCCCTTTAGGGGCCGGGGGTTAAAACCCATGCCTCGTGCTCCTTCTTCCCAGCACCATATCACTCACCTTCCCGCCCTGCTGGTGCCTGGCGTAGTTCCCCGGAAACGCCATTGTGAAAAAATACTCGTCGTGGTCGCTACAGTGGCCCCACCGCTCACTATTTATGCCGGTTATCGGGTCTAGGGCCTTAAGTTTCTGCTTGCTGCCATCACTTTCCTCTTTTATGTACAGATAGTCGTTCCGGGTATTGGTGCATTTCTTGTCTATAAAGTATTCCAGTTCCGGAATGGCAAACCCGAAGATCGCATTCATAAACCCTATCCTGGTCGATACCGATGGCGCTTTTGTAGCCACTCTGAACGATGGTTTAAACCGTTTCAATTCACTCTTTATGATCAGGAAGTCATTGAACCCCTTCTCTGTCCGGGTATCTTCTTTCCTGCCATTCGGGTCGCCATACACATAGCTGGTACTTTTGTGCCTGAATCCGTATTTCTCCCTTATGTGCCTGCATATGCCCTGCGTCCGGTTGTGCGGGCTTCTCAGGCATATTTCTTCCAGCTTTATTACCCGGTAATAAGGGTCGCCATTCACCGTGTTTTTATGCACCTGGTATACCCCGCAACTCATGTACGGGTTTACGTTAAAGTCAAATGAAAAATGCAATGGCAGGTCTTCGTCATAGAGCCAGGGGTTCGGCAGGCCGTCCACCATTGCGCTGGTAAAATCCCCCACATTGCCATTATCGTCATAATCCTTATAGCATTCGCCGCCAGCCTGCACCGGCATAGGGTTCTGCTGGTAAAGGCTCTGAAATACCCGCTTGCTTTTCTTCTCTATCATCAGCAGGCGTTCCAGGCTGTGCCTTTCCGGCCAAAGGCTTTCCCCTACCTTACGCGGGTCAAGCGGGTTATGCACGTTTTCCTTTATGGCTGGTAGCGAAAGTATATCCCACACATCGCCATTCCCAGCTTCCATGGCCTCTATCAGTTTCCCGCTCAGGTCATTGGTATCCCACCGGGTCTGTATGATCAGTATGCCGGTATTGTTATGTATCCTGGTCTCCGCCACACTCAGAAACCATTCCCAGGTGCTCTGTTGCATCACGGCGCTTTTCGCATCCTGCATATCCTTCACCGGGTCGTCTATTATCAGCATATCGGCAGGCGTTCCCGTCAGTGAGCCGCCCACACCCACGGTTTTCAAAAACCCCTGATAGTCTATGATGTCAAAGCGTTCCGCATTCCTGATGTACTTACCACCGCTGCCACTGCTTTGCAGCCGTGTTTGCGGGTATAGCGCCGCATATTCCGGACTGTCTATGTATTTCTGGCAATCCCTGTTAAAAGATTCCGCCATACTGGCCGAATAGCTTGCCAGCACCAGTTTTGTATCCGGATTGTTCCCGAATACATAAGCCGGAAAAAGCCTGCTTGTAAGTTCACTTTTACCAAACTGAGGCGGAATAAAGATCATCAGCCTTTTTATCTCCCCTTTCAGAAACAAATCCAGTTTCTTGCAGATAATTTCATGGTGCCAGTTCACCATGTAGTTAGGCTTCATATACTTCGCGAAAGCCAGCATATTCCTGCGGGCCAGTTCCTGGTCAAGAAGGGCCGTATCAATACCGGTAAGGTCAAACATGCGCCGTCATTAGTAGTAAGACGGCGCAAAGGCTGTGCGGAAACCGTAAAGGTAGGAAGATTTCTTATGTAGCAGGGTTTTCCCTATCTATCGTGCTTTAGTGGCGTTGGCACCATTCAGCTTCGGTTCTTTATGCAGCCCGCGCACTCAAAAAGCCCCAAATCTTAACCTCAAAGCACTCCCCGGCACAACGCCCCGATTTTTATCGGGAGGGGTCGGGGGTAAAAAATTTCAAAAATTTATAACCAAAGTTTTGTTTTTCTTAACTTCTTTATTACGTTTGCAACTCAACACGTTACGCGCTATATGAAATCACGAATAGAAATCTCCAACGAACTCGACGCTTTTCTCATCGACAATGTTGTCCCAAAAATGACCGATGAAGCAGCCTGCAAACTCCTGGCCTTCATGCTCCACAAAGAACTGTATTCCCTTCCTCAGAAGATGAGCGCACACGCTCAGTTATTCGAAACCGATATTCAGATAGCCGCCACAAAACTCAACATTACTTACGGCTGTCACTACAATACCGGTCTTTTCCAGACTTTTATGAAGTTGTATCAGGAAATCGAAAAATCAGGCCGCCTTACCTCCTGGCTCCCCGAAATCGCAAATCGTTATGCTTTAACCTTCAAATTCTAATACGCCGATGTCTGACCAGATAAAATATTCCGATCTATCCGAAACCAAACTCGACCCTGCTTTCCGCGAGCCTCTTGAGATGCTCCGCACTCTCGCAAAGCAGCCCGACGCTGGAAATCCATTCATTGTTATGTTCGCCGAGTACGCCAGAGAGGGTAATGATCTCAATTTGCTGGCCGTCACCTATGGCAGAAAGCTTTCGCAAAGAGATATTGTAGTGGCGCTACTCAGATTTGCAGAGAGTGTTGGTATGCCCCCTGAAATATTCCTGGCCCTCCTTCTCAAAGTTATGCTTGAACCATGATAGCCCGCCTCTCGCTCATACTCCGCCTGCTCATAGCTTTAGCGCTTATGCTCATAGCTGTTTTGGGCGTTATTTGCATAGCCCCGCGCTTGTTGCCTCAGTATTTCGCTGCTGCGTTTTGCTTCGGTATCGGCATGGCTATGCTCACTTATATTTACAAAGACTTCAAACACCTCGAACGTATGGAAGCGCTCAAAGCTGATGTTGATTTTGGTTTCTATTCTATAGAAGGCCGCAAAGTTCTCTGGCTTATTGATCTGGATACCGGTAAACGCTCCCTTACCAACGAGATCGAAAATGTGGTGGCCTTCATCAGCGCCAAACTGAATTTCGACCCTGAGAATAATTATATCATCTACCGCGATAGCGATTACAATTGGGATGGCTGGCATGGTAAGTTCCATTACTTCATTCCCTTGCAGGAACAAAGCATGAAAACAGCGATTGATAAACTGGTAAAGCTTCAAAAATTTAATACTACTTGAAATATTTTGTTTGAGTTAAGGGGCTGCCCTTTGTCTAAGGGGCGGCCTTATTTTAAAATTTTCCAATTCCTTGCCGGTGATAAAAGCGAATGGGCCCGGCATTGTAAGGAGCCTCTGATCTCAGAGGTTCCTATTTTTAACCACTGTAAAAACATAACTTATGGATGATATAAAATACGATTCTGGCAACGGCAAAGAGGAAGCGCTTAAGCAGGTAGACTTACTTCTCGAAAGGATTAAAGCCGCCTTATCCGAAACCCGTTCTGTCAATCTGGTTTGCGCCATAGAAGACATCGAAAACACTGGCGGCTACCCTGTTATCGTTTTTAGTTTTGGGGAACGTGACTATGTCGCTTTAACGGCTATGCTGGAAGGTATGCAAAAATTGTATTCGCGTGAAGCGAATTCCAAAAATAAAAAACAAAATGGCTAAAACATTCGGTGGTGCCTCAAAAGAAGAAAGACAAAAAGCGCTTGATAAATGGGTGAGTTCTATGCAGGCAGCCATAGATAATGATCTTCCTTATGTTGTGTTTGGCGGTATAGACGCTGTTAATCAGGGTGGGTATACTCTTTTTGGCGGGTCTTTTAAGTGCGATGGAGAACTACTCAGAAGGGTTATTCAAAACGGTCGCAATTTAACAACTCAAAATCTCTTTAATCGAAAATCCAACATGAACTAACCTTATGCAATTCCGCTTCCATACCGGCAGTCTTCACGATTCTCTGCTCACCCGCCGGGAGGTCTGGTCTATGCCCGCTCTGCGGTCAGCAATCGAAGATTGGTACGAAACCAAAATCATCGGGGAGATAGAGTTTCGTTATGCCGGTTTCGATGATCGTATCAATTGGGATACCTGGAATGTCGTAGGCAGCGTTTACGGCCCCGAAAAAGTAGTTTTGGGCCAATCAGACAGCAACACTTTTTAAATCTACTATATGGAATCAGAAACATGGGCTATCAGAGGCCGCAGCACAAAACAAGCACTCGAAGAAATCGAAAAGCTTTTCACGGAAATTCGCAAAGGCATCATTGATCAATCGCCTATGCTTGTCTCTATCACTATTAAAAATAAGGGTGACAATTATACCGTCTGCGGCTTTGCCGATGGTATAGACAAACCGCTTATAGGTGCGCATATGGAGAGCCAGTTAGGATACCTCAAAGCACTTTCTGTTCATACAGACGATTAAGAATTTCATGGTGATAAGTAAGGGGCTGTTCTGTTCTCAGCGCAAACCCCGGGTCTAACGAGCCCCGGTTTTCCGGGGCTCCCTTTTTAACTTTCAAAAAATCAATTTTATGGCTCTTTATCCTTTCGTGGTTCAGGTGAGAAAAAATAAAGAAATCATTAAATGGCTTCCCTTAACCCATAAGGTGAACGCACTTAAACTTTTTGATGAGGAAGTTCAACTGGCGCTTACTTTTGCTGGCCATGCGCCATGTAAATGGAAAATAGAATTAGCGGCAGGCCCTCAAACATTTCTTTCATTTCTTTTGCTCCGGTTTAGGAATTTCTTTTACTCCCTTTACAGCGTGTCTGGCTTCGGCCTGTATGTTTTCATATGCCATTTCCAGCACTTCTTCCGCTGGCAGGCCATACATTTTTTCACCCTTCTTCTGTATCTGCGCCGGGGTCATATAGTACGCATTAATCCTTATCAGGAAGTACCGCATCCGGTTAAACTGCTGTCGTTGTTTCTCGGTCATATATTGAGGTATTATTTCCCGTCCCAATCCAGCAGCCCCAGCCGCTTGTCTTCCTGCCATTGTTTTGCAGCATCCCATGTGCTGTATTCCGGATGCCTGAACCTCACGCGCACATGCGGTGGAAGCAAATGCACCGTAGGCCCCAGCACATCCAGAAACCAGCACTCCGCGCACAGGCAGCTTTGGCTATCTAAAGCACTGTAGAAAACGTTATCGCAGCTTGCACAAACATACTCAGTCAATGGCATAATTACGCTGTTGCCCGAAACTCCCCGAGGTCGCGCTCTATCTCGGCCAGTATTCCCAGCAGGGTAATACTTTCCAGCCCGTTAAAGTCAGCGCCGTGGTTATGTTTCAGTTTGTTGTTAAAAGTACCGCGAGGCATCTGCAATCTCTTTGCCAGGTATGCCGCGCTGAATTCATGTTTCTCAATGAGGGTTCGTAGTTGTTCCATGTGGTTTATAATTATAGTAATGCTTCTTTCACTAAAAGCAGAAAACCTATTTTTGCAATTCCTTCTGCATTATCCGCCTGAATGACCCTCCTTCTAAAGGTTTCACCATCCTCATTTCCTGCGCACATCAGGGCTACGCAAACCCGGTCATTATTAATCGCATCCACCATTTCGCGGTACATCGTTGTAGCATCCGCCAGCGCTTGTCTCTTATCTGTAGCTTTCATATTTTATTTCATTCTTTTTAGTGCCTGGAATAATCCTTCTACCGTTAGTTCCGCTTTTTTATCTTCGTCCAGGTTTGGCCGGAAAAGTAGGTAGTAATGTGTATTGCAAATATAAGATACTGCTCTTTTACGTCCGGGTTCGGGGTCGTCGGGGCCGGGCATTTCTCCTACCTTATAGCTGGCAGGTTCATTGCAAATGCCGCATTTCTTTCCATTCACCTGGCTACTCACAAAAGGCATTCTTTCCGTAGCTTTTTTCTCCGGCTCGGGGGTTTCTATAAATACCTCTCCGTCCACAAACACCAGGCACCCTACATGCCGTATTCTCAGCTTGTTCCATTTCACCACTTCGCCCAAATCTTTCTGCATTTCCAGCCAGCGTTCCGCCCTGTCCAGTATGGCCCGTTGAATTTCAGGGTTTTCAATGTCAGTGGTATTTGGAGGAAATATCGCAAAAGTGTCTTTCGTAAAATTCTCGAAATCGGGTAAATCCGAGAAAGCAATTCGTTTTAGTGCCATTCTTGTTTGTTTTAGATAAAAAATAGAGGTGTTTTTATAAAAACTCGTTGTTTTTCTTAGGTAAATGTGGTAAATCGTCTACAGTTTCAAGCCTTATTATCGGCCCTTTTTCACCGCTCTTTTTATAGATCAAAGGTGTGAATGGAACGATCACACCGTTAATGCTCAAAAACGTATCGGCCCATGCCAGTATATGCTTACGCTCAAAATATTTCCTGCTTCGTCTGGTCATGGTTGTTTTATTTTTTCAAATCTGCTTTCAGCATCCATGGCCTTAAGCGCGTTCATGCTGAAATGAGCAAGAGCCACACCGGTAGCGGCACCGAGAAAGTATATATTCTCCGCATCGGTCGCCTGAACAATCCATATACGGCTATCGCCTTCACCCTGTACAGTTCCAACAAATCTGCATCCAGACGTTTCGCACATATTCCTGAACTGATCTACGGTTATCGCATACAACGGAGCGCCTATTCTGATTTCGACCATTTGGTTTTTTTTTTTTTTTTTTTTTTTT